GGGTTCGATTCCCGTACGGACTGTTTTAAAAGTCGCATAAACACTGTGTTTGCGGCGTCTTAAAAAAAATGGTACTCAAAATGGTACTCAAAAACTGAACACAAAAGAAAGGAGTCTGCACAAGTGCTTTAGATTCTTTTCTGAAAATGGTAGACTTTGAACGCTTTGAGCGTTCTTTTTTTTATGCGGTTTTTCTGCTTATTTTTTGCGGAAGAACCGTATTTTTTTATGCAAAAATATAAGCATAGGAGGGATGCGGAATGTTATTTACGGATGAAATTCTTGAAAAAATCTTAATAAGAGAAGATGTGTCAAAGGTTCCGCTTGTGTATCAGTCAGCAATGATTCACGCAATCAAGGAAGTATTGGAGGAAGAGAATGTATCAGATGCAAAATCAGAATATGGCATTTAACCCAAACCCAAGCTATGCCGCATATCAGTACAACCCGATGCAGAGGTTTCAACAACCAGAGCCACAGATTCCGCAGATGCAACCGCAGTTCCTTGGAATCCAAGGAAAAGTAGTGCAGTCGGAGTCAGCAATCATGGCGAATGATGTACCTATGGATGGAAGCGTTGCGTTTTTCCCGATGCAGGACATGAGCGCAATCGTAGCAAAACAATGGGATGCCAATGGAACAATCAGAAAGACCGTTTACAAGCCTTTCAATGAGCAGATGGCAGATTCTTCGAGTGATGATAAAAAAATCGAAATAGGGCTATCTGACGATGCGACAAAGGCTATTACTGACAAATTGGATTGTTTGTTTGGAAAGATGGAAGAGTTGGAAGATAAGTTATCTTCGCAAACGCAAAGAAAATCTTCACGAACACAAAAGGAGAGTGAGTCTTAATGAATCCTATGCAGATGTTACAGGGCATGAGAAACCCACAGCAGTTTTTACAACAAATGATGGGGAATAAAAGCGTAATGAACAACCCTTTAGCTAAAAACGCTATGCAGATGGCGCAGAAGGGGGATTCCAAGGGCATCGAGCAGATGGCTAGGAATTTGTGCAAAGAAAAGGGAATTGACGCAGATAAGGCTTTTGAGTCGTTTAAAAGTCAATTAGGAATGTGATACTAATTCTTGCAAGATTATGTATATAAAAATGAATTATGGAGGTAAATTCTATGTTTAACACAGGTAATTGTGCATCCGTTCCGCTTGTCGCAAACATTGACGGAAACGGAAATAACAATGGATGGGGCGCAGAAGGCTCATGGTTATGGTTCATTATCGTTATCTTTGCCATCTTCGGATGGGGTGGATTCGGTAACGGATTCGGAGGAAACGGAATGAATGGTGGTGTCGGAAGCGAAATCCAGCGCGGATTTGATAATCAGGCGGTTGTGTCAAAACTTGATGGCATTACAAACGGAATTTGTGACGGATTCTACGCAGTACAAAACGGCATGAATGGCATCAACACAAACATTTTGCAGACCGGATTCGGCATTCAGCAGGCTATCAATGCTGATACAGTCGCTAATATGCAGAATACAAACGCATTACAGTCACAGCTTGCTAACTGTTGCTGCGAAACAAGAGAAGCTATCCAAGGCGTAAACTACAACATGGCAACTAACACTTGCGCATTGCAGAACACCATGAACAGCAACACGAGAGACATTATCGACAGTCAGAACGCAGGAACACGCGCTATTCTTGATTATCTCTGCAACGAAAAAATTTCTTCCTTACAGGCAGAAAATAATGACCTTCGCAGAGCGGCTTCACAGGATCGTCAGAGTGCATTACTTACAACTCAGATGGCAGCTCAGACACAGCAGATTATCAATGCAGTAAATCCGTCTGCTATCCCAGCATATGTCGTTCCTAATCCTAATGCTTATGCATATGGATGCGGATGCAACACCGGTTGTGGCTGCTAAAACTGAATAATTGAGTATCTTAATTGAGTTTAACTCGATCATGTCTGCTATGCAGTATTACTTATAATCAAAGGGCAGACTATAATGTTTGCCCTTATTTTTATGAAAGAGAGGTAAAAACAATGGAAGTAACAGGAATTGCATTGCAAACCGTTGCCGCTGGAGAAGATGTGGCATTCACAGAAACAGCAGTGAACGGAACAAAATGTATCGTACACAGACAGGGAAGTGGAATTATCAAGTTAAGAGGTATCACCAATCAGTGCAAGGCTAGATTTTTGGTATCGTATTCCGGCAACATTCAGATACCTACAGGCGGTACAGTTGGAGCTATATCGCTTGCCATTGCAGTAGACGGAGAGCCTTTACAGTCAACACGAATGATAGTTACTCCGGCAGCAGTACAAAATTTATTTAACGTTTCGGCTCAGGCATACGTTGATGTACCTTGTGGCTGTTGCAGTACCGTAGCCGTGCAGAATACGTCCACGCAGGCTATCGAGGTTCAGAACAGTAATTTGATTGCAGTAAGGGAGGCTTGATATTATGCATAAGTTTGCGAAACAGATTATGGATTGCGTGAAAGCCCACGTTGACGGCATTGGAATTGAGAATTTTGAGGGACAAAACCTTGATGATCTCAAGGATTGGACAGAGATTGCAAAGAATATCGTATGCTTTGACAAGGACTATAACATTGTTGAAGCAATGAAAAAGTCTGAAGATGAAGAAATAATGCGTATGGTGGAAGAATTTGGGGATTATCCGGGAAGAAGATACTATAATGAGTACCGGTACTCAAACGGCAGATTCGCACCGAAAGGGCGTGGAACACGCAGAGGATATGTAGAACCGCCATATTATCATCAGATGCCGGAAGATTACCACGAATGGGAGAGAATGCCGGAATACGACCGAATGAGAGACCTTGACAGAATGAGTATGGGAAAGATGTATTATTCAGAGCCTATGAGCGGAAATAATGGCATGAGTACCGGTACTCACGATGCAAGAGAGGGCAGAGCCGGTATGAGTCGGAGAAGTTACATGGAGACAAAGGAAATGCATAACGGAAATTCACCGGAAGATAAGGACGCAAAGATGAAAGAACTCGAAAAGTACATGAAATCTCTTTCGGAAGATGTGACCGAACTGTTTTCCGGTATGTCCCCAGAAGAGAAACAGTTAACCAAGACAAAGCTGACTACGCTTGTCACGAAAATGTAATAGAGAGGGCATTTTGCCCTCTTTGTTTGCGAGGTGGTAAATTGTTCACAATAAACAACGAAATGTGGAATTTGGTCAAAGTATCGCGTTACAGCGATATGCTACAGAGAAGTGATGGAAGCAGAACGGTAGGAATGACCGACAGGGACACGAAAACGATATATCTTGCGGATGATCTACGCGGAAGATTCCTTGACCGTGTGTTATGCCACGAATTGTGTCATGCGTTCTGTCTTTCGTATAATGTATACATGGATATTGACACAGAGGAAATTTTAGCAGACTTCTTGGCTACATACGGAAGAGAAGTATTTGAAATAGCAGACAGACTATTGATTGAACTTATGGAGGTTGCATAATGGATAAAATTTCAGAACTCTTACAGTACGTGCACCGGACGAATCCGGAAATGACTAGGGAAAGGCTGATAGAAGAGTTAAGCAAAAGCGACTATGCGGCGCGGTCTTTGATTTTTACGAAAGAAAACATCGTTTCGCTAGGGCAAAAATAAATCCGGCGGTTTGAATCGCCGCCGGAATTGTGTCAGACTTTCGGAATGTAAGAACCTTTCATTATTTCTATAGCGAGTTTCGCGCCTTCCGTCATGTAAAAATCATTATTCTTTGCACAGCAACTAAAAAGCAGTTCCTCGAACTCTGAATATAAATTTTCACTTAATAACCCTTTTAGCTTCTCTGTTAAGGGTGAGAAGTATTCAACAAAGGCATTTCCGGTTTCATCGTCAAGCTGACTTGAACATACAATTTTAATAAATTCATCCATTTTAGTAGTCTCCTTCTTCTGTTAATAAATAGTTGATATATCCTGTCGCAAGTCTGGCAAGGCTTTTACTGCCATCCAACAAATCCAATTTGTACTCTGGTCTATAGCCAAACCTCTGCACATAGAACTTTTCTTCAAGTTCTAAGTCGTAAATGTCAGATAGCTCCACGAGAATCTTGTGATATAAAAATTTTCTCGTCCACCCAAACTGTTCCATGATAATTTTTAATTTCCAATTATTTTTTCTGAACCACGCTCCGCGTGATGCGCCCAATTGCTGTTTTGAAATGTAACAATCTGCAAATAGGTCATCTTTTTTCGGCAATGCCACCTGTGGTTTCTTTATGGCTTTCTCCATGTCGGCAAAACGTTTCACGTATCGGGCAGTAAATACGATGCCTTTTTCTCCGTTGAATTTGTTCGCAAGAAAATCACATCCTAACTTGGTTACTTTGTAGCACTTGTTTTCTTTTCCGGATTCATCTTTGTAGGTAGATGGAATGAAATAATCACTCGCACCTAAATTGTGGTGAGTCAAAATTTCAATGATTCCTTCAGTATGTTTTCCCTTTACATCCTGTCCTTCCAATTTTCTTAAAACTCTGTCGTGACGCATTCCCATCATTTCTGCAATCTCTAAAGTGGTGATGGTTTGTTCTATTTGGTTCATGCTTATTCTCCTTTCTGAAAAACAACATTATGTTTGTTTTGAACAACCTCATAGTTGTATTATAAACAACAGTTTATTTGTTGTCAACAATATTTTAGTTGATTTATTGTTTTATTTGTTGTATTCTGTTTCTTGTATAAGAAAGGAGGCGTATGATGTTTACCAAATTATTAAGATTAACATTGGTTGAAAAAGAAATGACAGCTAAAGAGTTAGCCACAAAGATAGGGACAACTCAACAGAACCTATCAGCAAAAATGAAACGTGACAACTTTTCAGAAAAGGAAATGCGGCAGATTGCGGATGCATTGGGGCTTGATTTAGAAATTGTAATGAAAGAGAAGAAATAAGAAAACCCGCCTAACTGGCGGGTTTTTGATGAAAGAAAATTTTCTCCGCGCGCCAAAAAATATTTCGTAATTTTTTTGTACCCCCCTGGGGTAGCGTTTTTGGGGTCAAGATTCCATTTTCACGGATTCTCAAAAACGTGTAACAAACATGCAATTATCTGCGATATCCCGCAAATAACACAAATACACTATATGCTATGCCATATATAGATAATTCATTGATGATATTTGATGATATTGCCGATCACAGGCAAACGCCAGAAGACGCCTGCCCGGCTATAGTTATAGTCTAGCATAAACCGCATTTTACCACTTGTCAAGATAGCTTTTCCCATCGTACCGGCTGTAAGTGTGTGTTATGTTTTCCGTCCTTTGCGTGATCTGTAACCAATCGCCGCCACGTTGGGCGGTTATTTTGATTTTTGCAGACTCCACCCATTCCACGCCCTCAAATTTGGAATAGCCGCACATTTTGCCGGATTCCACAGGATAGCCAAGAGCATCCACCCGGCGCATGATTTCCCTTTTGCCGATATACTCATATTTCCCCATCTTTCACACCTCCTTATATTGTGTTTATTTGTCAATTTGCGCATGGAAACCGATTTCCATGTAGCCCGCGCTCCCGGAATCGAACCGGAACGGATGCACCAAGCACGCGAAAAAGGCGGAATGGTACCGCCGGTAGTGATCCGGCGTGCATTCTCTGCGGCGGTTGGTTAATAAATAAATATGGCGGTATAAAATCCGCGGCATTCTGTTACATGATTTTTACATAGCTTTTTAATATCACTTATAGCCGCGTATGTCTCTTTCGGCGGGTACTGTCCTTCATAGTCTGTGATTATACGCAATGCCGGAACGTTTTCACCGGATCCGTTGCGGTTGTAAACCGTGATAAATTCTGCATTATATCCAGATGCAGACAACTTTTTCTGTAATCTTTTCAGCTTTTCCATGACAATAATTCCTCCATATTCTAAAATTTCCCGAGTATTCCGGGTAAAGGCAAGCCGGGGAATCGAACCCCGGTAAACGCCGCCGCTTGCCTAACTTGCTAAAATCTGCCGTGCTGTATTAAATACATAGAGCCGGTTGTGGCTGTGGCGTTTAAAATCTCCATTTTCAGCAATCACACGCCCACTATTTGGATATTTGAGGCTTACAACGGTCAAATACTTGTTTAGCAGTTCATCCGGGCATTTTAGGCATTCTATAGCGTTTTCTATGGTGCTTTTCTTGCTATTGCAATAAATGCCCTCAATGCGTACGCCTTTTTCTTTTTCCAGTTCGTCAAATTCTTTCATCAGTTCCGCTTTTGTCATAAAATCAACCATCCTTTCATTGTGTGCCCTGTCTCATCGGTGCAGGTGGGGCAGTTCCTACAGACCGCCGCGCGGGCGGTTTCGACTATTTTCTTGAATAAAATTCTTTCGATGCATCATTTGACCAGTTCGGCATAATGTTTTCAAAATCCGCGCCATAGATAAATTTTAATGTTTCGCAAAAAGTTTCATACCGGGCTTTTTCGGTGCTTTCAAAAATGCTTTTTTCGAATGAATCATTTTCTAAACAATCCATGTATAAATCTTTATAATATTCTTTGCATTCGCTTAAATTTTTCATGTTTTCCCTTTCTGGTCTGCCATCATCAGAGCCGGGCGACCATCCCGCGGCTGACGCTCCAGATCGGAGCGTTTCGGCTATGCTATGCAGATTTCAAATACATCGCCTTGGACGTGTTCAAAATCGACTTTTTCAAAAATCCCGATGCCGTAAAAGTCGGCTGTGAGTTCCCCGAAGTGGTTATACTCAAACGCGATTCCGTTCTTTTTCAGTTCGTTGATCGCGTCACCGTTCTTTGTTGTTTCCCATGTAAAACGCATTCCCGTCTTTCTCATGTTTAAGCCCTCCCTATAAAATTTCCGAAATCTGTAAAATCTGTGCTTCGCTCAAATGGTCAATAACAACATTCCCGTTTACGTCACTCAATTCGTATTCATCCGGGAGAGTGGTAAAACCGTCAAACTGGTTCGAAATATAAAACCCTTTTCTTTCTAATAATGTTTCTGCCGCTTTCATATTTTTCATGTTGTAACCTCGCTTTCGTGTTTCATTTGATATACTAATAGTACACGATAATAGATTATAATACAATTGACACAATACACGAAAATAGACGACACAAAACAGCAGTTTATTGTGCAATATGATACATGAGAATAGACGTTGACATGGTGTGAAAAATCTATTATCATATATAAAAAGAAAAGAGGTGTGACGCATGGCGAATTATGGTGCAAACGGATATATTGACTTTTCCAAGCTGTGGAATGTCTTAGAAAAAAAGGAATACAATAAGCAGTGGTTAAAGAATAACGGAATCCATTCTAATACAGTGGCAAAGCTGACAAAAAATGAAAATGTAACTTGTGAGGTTATATGTAATCTATGCAGACTGCTAAATTGTCAGCCGGGCGATATTATGGAATATAAAAATAATTAAAATACATGAAAATAGACTATTGACATATACACGATAATAGATTATTATAAAGCTGTCGGAAGACAATAGCCGGGCAAGCGGAGAAAGGAGAACAAATGAACGAAATGACAGATAAACAGATGGAAGTTATATTAAATCTCGTAGCTGATAAATTTGCAGGATGTAAGGACATGGACGAAGTTCAAAAAGCAATAGATGAGGTTCGCAACATGGCAAAAAAAGAAAAGCCTAACGATTAGGTTTTAGGGAATGAAAGGGAGGGCGGACTTGCCGCCGCTCTCAATCAAATAAATTGTAACACATAGTAATTATATAATCAATGCAAGCAAAGGGCAGCTTTTCCGGCTGCCTTTTCTTTTTGCCATATCCAAAATCAACAACGCGTCCGGGCATATCTTACAAAATCTCCGAAAAATCGTAAACAAACTATAAAACTTTTCTTAAATTTTTATAAACAAGGATAGTTGTATTAGGTTCTTGACAAGTCCGAAAATGATAGAATAGTATCAGTTTTTACAAAAAATCGTCTGACAATCGTCTGACATAACACGACACAATCGTCTGACGTCGCTTTTTCAGAACTATGTTTCTCTTTCTCTATCTTTTTCTTAATCTTTTTTGATTAATAATAATACACTGTATTTAAAGCCTATAGGTTGTAGAGTAAGTGTATATCCGCATACGCGCGCGGCGTAAGTATATAATACCACCGTAAAAAATTAAGGCTTGACTTTAACCACGGAAATAGTGTATACCAAAAGCAGAGAAATAAAACGGATTGGAGGTGTGAATATATGCAGGATGTAAAGAGTGTAGAGAATGTAGATCTTACAACCCTTATAGTGGATCTAGGTACAGTACAGATATACACGTCAACTGTGCAAGACTTAATAGATCAGGCTTGTATAGAATTTCACATCGAAGATTTACTAAAAGCTGGACAGAGACAATGGAAAGCTGTTATGCAGTATGTTGGTATGCATCTATTCCCTGATACATCGGTACTAAAAGACAAGAGCTTGAAACCTCTTGGTAATGCAACTATACCAACTAACTGTAATAGATACGATAGAGAGGTATTATATAAGCTTTGTGATTATTATATATATATCTCCAATGTGTATAGCAAGTTGGTAAGTACAGTGGCATTTAGTTATTTTTGTAATATACCTACTACAACGCTTGACCTTTGGAAAGACGAGGAACCAAGTTCGTTGGCTTTTAAGATTTGGCAAAAATTGCAACGATCACGCAAGGATTGTATACTAGATCGTGCGTATGACTCCAATAGCCCCGTAGGCACTATGTTCGTGGGTAATAACGAGTTCGGCATGAATCAGCCCGGCATTGGCGATAATGCCACCCAGCGCAAGGCAATCACAGCGCAGGAGCTGCCAAGACTGGACGAGAAAAAGAGCCAAGAATTGCACGCAATTGATACACAATTCACAGATGCAGCGGTAAATAATACGGTTTAAATTGTTTGTGATTATTCTACAATTCACAAATGCAGTAATATCAAGGGTTGTAGCGTTTTAACTATTCGCCAACTATTCGGAAAAGTTAGGTTTTGCGAATAGTTGCAAGGGTATGACATGAATTGTATTAAAACAATTTGATTTTCACACAATGACAACAAAACGAAATGGAAAATATTTTAGATTCCCATGTTTGCAAGAAAAGGATGGGGAGGGGGTCTGACAGAAAGACCACAGGGCGGCTACTAAGTCCCTTAAATACCTCGAAAAATAAAAAGCCACTTACAACAACACCCATTGACTTTTCACAGAAATTAGCTTAATATAAACATAAACAATTCACTTTCACGTTGCGAATCGCAACTACATTTCCAAAAAAATTTTAAAAAACAAAAAGCATAGTAAGAGGTGAAAACATATGTTAGTACCTGCGATACTATACAGAGACCAGATTGAAAGAGAGTTTCAAAAGCTTTACTACACGAAAGACATGTTGTTTGAAACCGGATGTCTAGGACAATGGACTCCGGAAATATCAGATAATCCAGATGATGGAAGATTCGATTTTGCAATCGTGAGCAACAATAAGTTGATAGGGTATCTTTCATACCAAGTTGATTACTATGTATCCAAGGCTTACAATTTTGGGTTGATGTCTTTTGACCGCGGAAATCCTGTTGTCGGGAAAGACGTGTTTGAGAAGCTAGAAGAGCTTACATCAACTTTACATCGGGTTGAGTGGCGTATGATCGGTGGCAATCCGGCAGAACGCAGTTATGATAAATTCTGCGAGAAACATAGCGGAAATAAACACGTTCTGAAAGACAGCGTTAGAGATGCTACAGGCAATTATCGTGATGATGTTATTTACGAAATTGTGAACTCGGATTGAAAGGCTGCGTCAAAGGTCAAAGTTGTAAATCCAAACGAAGGGCGGAGGGTGATGTGTAATGGCAGAGTGTAAAGAATGTTGGGAACAGAAACAGGAAAAACGGAAATGAATGAAACATTGATGAAAACCGAGTATTCCACGGCTTTTGATAAAAAGCGCAAAGGTTTGATTGAGCAGTCGTATTACAAATACGGACCGGCAAGAATGAACTTTTCCACAGGGAATGTGGATGCAATCGAAAGTTTGAAAATGTGTCTTGCCAAGTTTGAAGAGACCGGAAACCTTGAATACCTGTGTGACGTTGCGAATTATGCTATGTTCCGGTTCATGTTTCCACAACAGGGCGAATATTTCAAACATACGGATTCCGATGAATCTGCTGGGCTTTTCGGCATGAGCGTGAATGAAATGGAGCGGTTCAAACAGGAACACAGCTTTGATGATGGGAGATATTGATATGGCTTTGAAAGTTATTGCAACAGCGGCAGATGCCCTCGTAATACTGGGACTTATGGGAGGACAGGTAAAACAAAAAGACAATTCAAACGCAATGGGGTATTTGCTTTCATACGCGATCTTTGCGATGAATATTATGGTCATTTGGAAATGATGGGCTATCGCCAAGCGGTAAGGCACAGGATTTTGATTCCTGTATTCCGGGTTCGAATCCCGGTAGCCTAATTGGTTACATGCTGACGTTTCATGTAGCCACGTATGTTTTCCATACGTACTTGAACCCTTGGTTGAGTGATTCAAGCATTTGGGTTCCTTCTTTCGCCACTAGGACGATTCTGTTAAGGGCGGTGCGAGACCGTCCGGTGGTATTCTATCATGCGTCTATCCCACGGCGCATGATCGTGTAACGCATAGCACGTAAAACATATTGCTAACCGTCTCGCGGCGGTTATGATCGGTTAGTCGAGCGGTAAGACACCACCCTTTCACGGTGGTAACACGAGTTCAAATCTCGTACCGATCACTGTATTGGGATTTAATTCAGTGGTAGAAGACACGGCTTATATCCGGGTTGTCGCGGGTTCGATTCCTGCAATCCCAACGATAGGTCTTGCGTATTCTTTAACAGGAGTATGCGAAGTGGATTATAAAAGAAACGCACAACAAACAGGCTGCGAGTAGGAAGTACAACAAAAGCAGTTCAGACAGGACACTCGAAAATATCCCTATGCGTTTGGTAGCCTTTGAACGAGTGCATCTTGTCACAAGTTGAAGATCGTTAGCTGAGACGGATTAGCGGCAGACTGAAAATCTGTAGAGATTGGCTCGATACCAATACGATCTATTTAAACATGATTACCTCGGTGCAGATGGATTTTTCAATCCTGCCGAGACGCATGGTAATGAGTTGTTCCAATTCGAGATATTGGATTGACTGACAGCTTTTGCTTGAAAGTGATTTTAAGCAAGAAGATAGAAACTATCAACAATTCTGCGTGGTGTATCATCATAGAGAAGTCAAAAGCAGAATCCTTGTGGCTGACGAATAATAGACGCTTGCTGTGCAAGAATAATCCGTTGATGTGTGCGGTGTGAGAGACCACGGACTATATGCGGAAAACTCATTAAGTCAGTTTGCCTTGAATCCGGGAAGCCGGAGTATAACACAAGAAATTCGTTAAAGTAGCGGTATGGCAGAAACAAATAAGTAAGGTTTGCTTAACCAAAACATTCTGAACGAACCGTGAAATTTGTGGGTATCAATCCCATTCGTGCTTGACAGAGGTAAGAAGCCAAGGGTCGCAACCGGAAGCTCAGACTTATCTCCATGGTGGCTGAATATGACTGTATCTGTGATGGATAAAGGGAAACCTTAATCATGTTTACTTTGCAGTGTTCCCATAATGGTATTGGAACGGCTTGCTAAGCCGCCGGGCGTTTGTTCGCCTTGTAGGTTCGAGTCCTACACGCTGCGCTTGCCCGAAATAGGGCGTTGATGTGTGGCGGAATGGGTAAACGCTATGAAATGTCTATTGCAAAATGCAATACAGAGAAAGTATTTCTCAGGGACATTATGAGAAAGTAAATCTTTTCTGCGAGGTTCAAATCCTCGCCACATCAATTCCTTATCTCCACTTAGCCGGGTGCTACTGCAATAGTTCCGGTCGATGGGAGACTTATGGATGGTAGCGGTATAATTGGCAACAGAAAACCCTTCCGTGATTAGAAATTGCAGATTTGAAAGCGGTTGGCATGGTTTTGGCTGACAGGGTTCGATTCCCTGTGTCGCTATTCGATGATAAAAAACATTTTGGAATATTTATATCAAACGAAAGACACGGAATCTCACGAGGATTCCGATTTTTGCTATGATTGAGGTGCGAATTATGACAAGTTGCTTGTGCTGCGGAATGCTAATACTTGGCTCCGAAGTTAATATGTGCCCTTATTGCAAATACTTATTTACGCAGATTCCGGGAAGGAACATCCCAGAAAATCAGCCGGATAAGGTAGAAACGGAAATATTTGAAAACGTGGTATTTAATAAAGGGGAGGGGCGTAAGAATGTGTGATTTTTGTCGGTATAAAAAGAAAATCATTGATGGTAAAGGAAATTTAGTTCTTTTTGGAGCTGAAAATAACATGATTTTCGACAATAGCGATGGAAAAGAGGTTGCAGGAGCCGTAAAAATCAATTTTTGCCCTATCTGTAGTAGAAAGCTTGTGTAATAATGAAACCATTAGAAGAAATATTTTTTAGAGCTTGCGTGAATGAGCAGAAAAGAAAATTGCCTTCAAGCAATCGAGAATTGAGCATAAGAGCTATTGGAAATATTTTTGAAAGGCTTGGATTCTCATATAAGCAGTTAATGTATTATGTCAGAAAGTGGTGTGACAGGGGATTTTATGATTACGGAGTAACACTTGACTTGGGATGGTTTGAATTTGGCAAACTGACCGGAGAATATAAACAGATTTATGATTCTATGACAAGTACGGACGGATGGAAAGATGGGGAGTTGGCAAATTATATTGTCAGAAATTCTTTTAAGCGAGATAGAATAACACCACTTGATATTCTATATATGTACGGATTGGTTTGAAAGGTGGTTAAAAATGAATGAATTAACGCAAAGTAAAGACGGATATATCGTATTTGACGAGAGCGGAACTTGCGCACTTGCATATGGTGCAGCGGAAAAATGGTTCAAGACTTATGATGAAGCAATAGCGTATGCTATGGATAAAGTCGCAAAAAACTGTGAACTATTTAAAGACCGCATTGATTTTAACTCTGTAATTGTTTATGAGGGTTCAGAAGAATTTATGCATCAGTCACACAGTATTCCTTGCGGAAAAGTGTTGTTTTGGTGGAAGAATCATAAATAGTTTGGTGGTGGATAAGAATGTGTGAATTTTGTGATAATGAATCGAAACAAATAATTGATGATAGAGAGAAGGATTCTATTTTGTACATTTCCGATTCAGAAAAAGAAATGAGAATTTTTCTTGAATATCTCAAAGAGAAAATGGACAACAACGGAAAAGAATGTTTCTTAGATGGAGAACATGATATTTTAAAAACAGAAAATTACAATGTTGTCTGTAAAAGTATTCATGGTACTATACTTGGAGTCGGATATGGGTATTGTCTACATTACTGTTTTTCGAGAAATTTTGATAAGAGTAAGTGCAACGATATGGAAAAATGCTCGACGGAAGAAATTCTTGCGCACACAAGAGAGGGTGCAAAAGAAATATCGGAACTTGATATTTTATGTATGCTAGGGTTAGTTTGAAAGGCGGTGGAATGATGAAGCAGGAAAAAGAAATTTTATGCACATGTATTAATCATGAAAATTGTCCATTAGACCCGGTTAGTTGCGGATGTTCAATAGAAACTGCGACTTTTGAAGATGCTTGTATGGGTAAAAGAACATTCATTCCGGGAATCGAATGTGATAAGTGAGGGATTTATATGAAACATCAAAAAGAATGGTGTACTTGTGATCGTTGTGGTACTGAAATTAAAAAAGGAATACTTTGTGGAAATTCCATTACAAGGAATGGCATTTTAAATACCACATACGACTTGTGTTATAAATGTATGGAAGATTTTGAGGAGTTTATGAGAAATGATCAGAATTAAAGAAATGCTTCATTGTCTGCAATTAGATAGCAGAATAAGGCACAATATAAAATATGCACAAAGAGAATGGTTCTTTTCGTACTTTAAGCACTTTAGAAAAGATTTAAACATGCCATTACTCAATAGCATCAAGCAAGCAAGGGGAATATCGAAAACTATTTTAGAAAGAGGGTATATGCCAGACCTTGTACATGATTCTGTAATGCGTATTAGATATTCGAGGAGATGCAATACTCGTGTGTGCAGGGCTGCTAGGAATGATTAGAGGTTTATGAGAAATGACTGTTAATATGGGAACCAAAACCTATGAAATGAGCCGCAAGCAGACAAAAGCTATCCTTGGAACGGCTAAGAAACTTGCAAATTGAAACATATACGGCATCGAAAAAGATAATGTGGTGATTATGCTGAATGAAAAGTATGAGGACGATATGAGCCTTAAAAAAGCCGTAGGGGAGTATAAGAAGAAAGGGTTCAAGGTGCATTGGAAATGAAAATAATCAAAGAAGGCAGCCTTAGGTACGAAAGAAAACCTTTAAAGTTTGAGTGTAAGAATTGCAAAACCGTTTTTGAAGCGGAAAAGACTGAATATGAATATTGTGGAGATCAAAGGGAAGGCGATAACTACAAGTGTGAATGCCCATTGTGCCACAAAATGGTATATTACAATTAAAAGACAACCGGCCAACAAATGGAGTTAGTCGCTACCCTAAAACAGTTATAGGCAGAGGTCAAGGCACTTCTGCTTTTGCGGAGGTGCTTTTTATTTGGCTTCAAAGCAGTTAATCAATGCAGTAAATGGATATGAAAACTACATACAGAGAAAAGGCGTTGATGAACAAGTAATAGATGCATACATACAAGCCGTAGCGGTTGCCTTAAGGACAGAACATGACGTTGATTATGGATTGAAAATATCCGCAAGGGCAAAGCAACTTATAGCAAGCTATGTCAAGCAATATACAGGTGGCAGAGTTGCAGACTTAGAAGTGTATGCCGGGGAACATGATACGACATACAAGGTGCTTCAACAATTCTACGATGTTTTGATGTATGAATCAGCCTATCTTGTGGACAGCTTTTTTTATTACATTGAAATTGATGAAAAGGATCCGTGGAAAAGATTTTATTTCCCAAGAAGAAAAGTGCTACAACCTGTAGTCGGAGCATACCAGGAGATTTATGATGGAAAATTGGATTTTCTGTCTGTATCGCAACCGAAAAGAACAGGAAAAACTACCGGTGGTCTGAAATTGGCACAGATGATGGGTGGGCGCGACCCGGACGGAAGTATATTCGGTGTTGGAAAAGGCGAAGGACTTGTTAAGCGATTTTATGGCGGCTTATTGCAAGGCTTTGAAACAGAAAGCACGTACAACAGATTCTTAAGCGTTTTCCCGGAAGCAACAAAGATAGGCGAAAAGGACTATAAAAGTGCTGAAAACCTATCAATCGACCTTAAAAACAAAAACATCTTCCCGACATTTACCTGCAGACCTATTGATGGTGCAATCGTAGGATGTACCGAAGCAAATGTACTTGTCTATATTGATGACTGCGTTAAAAACCATGAGGAAGCACGAAATAGAGATAGATTAGAGTTTCTTTGCGAAAAAGTAACAGACGATGTTCTCGGTAGACGATTAGAGGGAACACCTATTATCATACAGGGAACGAAATACAGCTTGTACGACCCAATTACGGCTTTGCAAAATAAAGCTGATGAATTGGAGTGGAGATGGAAAGAAGTTGCGATTCCGGCACTTGACCCAATCACAGATGAAAGCAATTGGGAGATTTATCGAAAAGATAAAAAGGGATTGCGGAAGATATTCACAACCGTTTACTACCAAAAGGAACGAAAACTTGTTTCGGAAGAAACGTGGGCGGCAGAGTTCCAACAAGAACCATTTGAAGCAAAAGGGCGAATGTTTGCGGAGAATGAGCTTAATTATTTTGAGGAACTTCCTGTTGATCGAGAACCAGATGCAATTATGGCGGCTTGTGATAGTGCAGATAAGGGAGAAGATAGCTGCTCAATGCCGATTGGCTATGTGTACGGCAACGAGGTTTATATCGTAGATGTAGTGTTTGACAATGCCGGAACGCAGTTTACAAAGCCGGAATGTGCAAATATGCTTATTAAGCACAACGTAAAGACGGTTACATTCGAGAGCAACAGTGCCGGAGAATACTTTGGTCGAGATGTAATGGACATTGTAAAAAAACAAGGCGGAAGATGTAGTGCAAGGTTCAAGTTTAATTGTTCAAACAAAATAACTCGAATGGAAAATGCGAGAGACAACATCATTCGTGATTATTATTTCCGCGATTTCAAGAAAATGGACAGGCAGAGCCAATATTACAAGTTTATGAAAGAACTTACGACAATGACAAGAAGTGGAAAAGTAAAGCATGATGATGCACCGGATTCAGTTGCTTTGTTTGAGAACGAGATGCGAAGCGGAACGCAAGCAAAGGTAGAAGCGGCAGTAAACCCATTCAGGAGGTATTAGGATATGACAACAGACAAATATCTTTCACAGATAAGCAGAATTGACCATGCGATTGCAAATAAGCTGGAAGAAATCAAAAGGCTATCCGATATGGCAACATCTATATCCATATCCCCGAAAGAGGTGGATGTGCAATCATCCGGCAATCCCGACAAGATGGGGGGCGCGGTATCGAAAATTGTTGATTTACAGAATGAGATCCAGACGCTTGTAGATGAATTGGTTGATAAAAGACGGATTATCATATCGCAAATCGACAGTATGGATAATACAGATGTATATATCGTGCTTTCATCACACTATGTAAATGGAAAAGATTGGAACTTGATTTCTGTTGAGATGAAATATTCCTACAGAAACATTATGAAACTTAGGAAAAGAGCATTGCAGGAGTTTGAAAGACGTTATGGACAACTTTATTCTGAAAAGAGTGCATAAAAGTACACAATAGTTCACACTCTTTCACAACATTTCCCAAAACTTGCATGGTATACTAAAAGAGTAGAAAAAACAAAATCCTACAACCCCAAAAGCATATAACCCGTAAAAGACACTGTCAGAAATGGCGGTGTTTTTTATTTACAAGAAAGAGACTTCTATGGAAAAAGTAACTATATATTGCCCGGATTGTGGAAGAATTGCCGGACATTATGATGGGAGATCTACGATAGATCATCCGTGTAAATGTAAAAAATGCAATCATATTGTGATTTATCGCGTGGCAACAGGCAAAGTTGAAACAAAGCCAATACCAAAACGCGCTTGCAGTAGTGGAGTTTTATTTATATGAACACACAGTATTTTCACGACCTTGTAAAAGGCAGATATGGAAGAAAAATTGCATATGCTAACGTAGAACAGATTACGGCAGACAATATCGTGAATGTTGTCGGAAACTGCATTGGTGCATTTTATTTCAACAAGACGATCATCCGTTATCTGTGGAACTATTACAAGGGCGATCAGCCTGTATTGTACCGAACAAAGGTACAGAATGCGGATATAACCAATAAGGTGCCTGAAAACCATGCCTATGAGATTGTTCAATTCAAGGTTGGTCAGACTTACGGTGAGCCAATTCAGCTTATCAGCAGGAAAGACGATGACCGGATAAACAATGCGGTTGATGAATTTAACGATTATCTGACCGATGCTAATAAGCAGGAAAAGGACATTAAGGCAGGAGAGTGGCAATCAGCAACCGGAACGTCATTTAAGGCGGTACAGATTACAAAAAATGGAGATATACCATTTAGAATTGTCGCACCGACACCAATGAACACGTTTGTTATCTACAGTCGTTCCACAGAAGAACCACTTTTAGCAATCCAAGAGCTTAAGGATGCCGATGGACAGATGTATAAACTCTGCTACACGGACTCTTACGAGTGCAAGATTGTGAACGGAGAGGTTCGAGATTGGAAACTGCATGGTTTTGGTGGAATCCCGATTGTTGAGTTTCCAAACAACCATGAGCGCATTTCTGATATTGAGCTTGTGATAGGACTATTGGATGCAATCAATACAATGCAGTCAAACCGAATGGATGGCGTTGAGCAGTTTGTTCAGTTTTGGATAAAGTTTGTAAATTGCGACATTGACCCGGAAACCTTTGAAAAAATGAAGATTTCCCATGCGCTGACCGTAAAATCCAATAATGAGCAGAATAAATCGGATGTTGACATTATGACGCAGGAGCTGAATCAGACAGAGTGCCAGGTTGCAAAGGATGATTTGTGGGATAATGCACAGTCCATTCTTGCCATACCAAATAAGAACAACAATAATTCCGGTGGAGATACACAGGGAGCCGTTGAGCTTAGAAACGGATGGGACTTCTCAAAGTCGAGAGCCAAACTGAAAGACCCAATTGTAAAGTCGGCTGAAAAAAGACTTGCGAAAGTTGTTTTGAATGTGATTCGCATACAGGATCATGATTTGGGGCTGAGTTTGCGCGACTTTGATGTTCAGATTAACCATAGCCCACAAGACAATATGTATACCAAGTCGCAGACCCTATATCAACTTTTACAAGCCGGTATTCATCCGCTTGTGGCAATTAAGTCTGTTGGACTTTGGGGAGATGCGGAAAAGACATTCCTGTTGTCAAAGCCATACTTGGATAATCTGTGGAAAACCATTGATGATGTAGAAGCGCAGGAACAGAAAGCACAAGAATTGATAAATAAAATGAATACAGATGGCGCACAGAGCCAGACAAACAAAGATAAAACAGTCACCGAGTAATCGGCGGCTGTTTTTATTTTATAAAAATTCGCAAAGTTGTGAGCGTAAAAATCAACAATGTCGTTCGGTGTCGTTGCACCGTATAAAAATTCGTATGACATATCGGAGGTAATGAATGAAGAGAGAAGATCTGATTGCTATGGGATTAAGCGAGGAAAACGCGGACAAGATCATGGCAGATTACGGAAGTTCCGTACAGAAAGCCAAAGCAAGGGTTGACGAGTACAAGACAAAGGCTGACAAAGCTGAAGAGTTGCAGAAGCAGCTCGATGATATCGAACAGGGAAAGCTCACGGAAGTCGAGCAGGCAAATAAGAACCTCGAAAAAGCCAATGCGAGAATCGCGGAACTTGAAAAAGCGCAGGCAATAGCCACGCAGAGAGCCAATGCTGCATCTAAATTTAATGTTACCGCAGAACAGGCAGCGCAGATTGTAAAAGACGATGGCAGTTTTGATTATGACGTTCTTGGAAAGATTATCTCTGAAAAAGAGACCGCCGCAGCGCAAGCCAAGGAGCAGGAGATTGCAAAAGGCAGTACGAATCCGGGCGGTGGCACGGCTGGCGGAAATAAAGACAACGAAAAGACAGAAGCGGAAAAAGCCGCAGAGTCGATCGGAAAGACCTTAGCCGGAACGAATCAGGCGGCTAAGTCGGTAGTAGACAGTTATTTATCGTAAGGAGGTTTTAAAGATGAAGTTTACTGAAAAAAGTGTAACAACTCAGCTTGAAATTCTGAAAAGAAAATTAGGCGGTGAGCTGTTCGAGGAAATCAAACTTGATGATACCGCATTCACAGAAGGCGTGTGCAAGGCAGGAAGTCCAATCGCCGTAGATGGAAAAGTTGATAAGGAAACAAAGCCAATCGGAATTTTACTTACAGATGTTTATAAGGACGAGAACCCTAACGGAACAATCCTTAGAGCGTTTGGAGTTGTAAATTCTGCAAACATTCAGACAAGCACAGGAGAAGCTGTTGCAGAGGCAGTTAAGACAGCCCTTCCGTTAATCGTATTTGAATAGGAGGTAATACAGAATGAACATTAGAGATGTGTATAGTGCAAAAGCAATCGCGCTTGTAAACACAGAGGTAGCAAGTAATAAAATTGCGTATCTTGGTTCGGGATTATTCCCAGCTAAGAAGAAAATGGGACTTGATCTGAAATGGATTAAGACTTCCAAAGGACTTCCGGTTTCTCTTGCACCATCAAATTTTGATGCAGTGTCAACGTTAAGAAGCCGTGAGGGATTCAAACTCACAGAAACAGAGATGGCTTTCTTCCGCGAGTCTATGCTGATTAAGGAAGCAGACGAACAGGAAATCATGCGAGCACAGGACAGTGCTGATCCATATGCAGCAGATGTATTAAGCAGAATCTTTGATGATGCAAATACTCTGATTGATGGGGCAAACGTAGTGCCGGAACGTATGATTATGCAGTTGCTTGCACCGGCTGATGGATCTCCAAAGATTTCCATTCAGGCAAATGGCGTAACCTACGCTTATAACTACGATCCGAGCAACACATACAAGACCCACAACTTTGCAAACCTTGAGACCGCAACAGATAAGTGGGATGACCACGAAAATTCTGATCCACTTGACGATGTTTCTGTTGCTCTTGATGCAGTCGAATCAGAGACAGGAGAGAGACCTTCTATCATGATTGTATCTCGTAAGACTATGGATCATCTTAAGCAGAATAAGAAGATTCGTTCCGCCATTCTTGCGCAGAATGCCACGGCAAACATCTTTATGAACGACAACCGTGTTAAAGAGGTATTCTCCAACGAACTCGGTATCAGCATTATTGTTTACTCTAAGCAGTACAAGAATGAAGCTGGTACGGCATCTAAGTTTTACCCAGACGGATTTGCAACGCTTATCCCAAGCGGAGCACTTGGAAATACATGGTACGGTACAACACCGGAAGAACGTACACTTATCGGAAAGCCTACAGCAGATGTTTCTATCGTAAACACAGGTGTTGCTGTTGCAATTTCCGTATCGGAAGATCCTGTACAGACTAAGACAACGGTATCTGAAATCGTACTTCCGTCTTATGAGAGAATGGATAGCACCTATGTAATTAAGTGCTATTAGGAGGTGATCCTTTGGTTTACGAGTGCAAAACAAAATATAAGGGCAAATGGTATATGCCAGGAGAGGAAGTGCCGGAGGAAAAATCTCCGGTATCTTCCGTTGGGTATACAAAGACCGAAATCAACAGAATGAGTACCGCAGACTTGCAAAAACTTGCCACAGAGCAGGGGATTGAAAACGCACAAGCGACAAGCGGCGCGGAACTGAAAGAAATTCTGATTGCAAAATTTAATCTGTAGGAGATCGCTTATGTCATACACGCTTGTCGAACAAGTAAAGATTCGTTTAAAACAATTTCATATAGAAGAGGTAGAGGATGAAGCGACCGGGGAAAAGTCCGATAAAGTTGTGTTTGATGAAAAAGAATGTAACCCTTTGATTGAACAGCTTTTAGAGCAGGCAAGAAAAGAGATTATCAGCAGACGGAACTATCCGGACACATACACGCAAGACCAGATTGACAGTGATGTTAAGAACTATGAAAACATTATGGTCAATTTGGCAGTGTACGACCGGTCGCAGGCAGGAGAAGCATACATGGCAAGTTTCTCAGAAAACGGTGTGAGCCGGACATGGAAAGACCGTGAAAGCCTTTTTGTCGGAGTGTTTCCGTTTGTAAAAGCAATGTAATTAAAGAAGATTGAGCGTGACCATTATGGTTGCAGGCGGCGCACATTAAGCGGTGGTGGGCAGTGCGTCAAAAGGAGATTCAAATGAAAAGTATTTTGATTCAAACTTATCTTGTGGCACTTCCGATAGTGCTCGGATATATAGTTTGGCTTCTTAAACAACAAAAGAAAAGCAGGGATGCGAATAGTAAAGGAACAATGCTCCTTTTGCGCGTCCAGCTTATTGAATACCATGCAAAGTACACCAGAATCGGAGAAATACCGTCATATGCCTATCAAAACTTCTGTGAGATGTATGATGCGTACCATGCGTTAGGTGGAAATGGAATGGTTACGAAAATGAAACATGAGATTGAAGAGATTCATATAGGGAAAGGAGATAAAAGCCATGAGGAATTGGAAGGATTGGACTAAAAAAGCCGGAATCCGAGCAATCAAGACGGTTGCACAGGCGGCGGTTGCCGGAATTGGAACGGCGGCATTTATGGGCGCGGTGGATTGGAAATATGTTCTTTCTGCATCAGTCCTTGCCGGAGTGTTATCACTTCTGACAAGTGTTGCCGGAATCCCAGAGGAAAACACCAATGCTTGACATTAACAAGCAGAAAATGAAATATTCGCAATCCGGTCAGAGGATATTCATCCCACAAACTGACGAAAATGGAGATATTGTCTATGAAGGGTACAAGGATTCCGATGGGAACTTTGTGCCTTATTTAGATTCCGAAGGCAACAAGATTCCAAAAGGCGAGGAAGTTGAAGGGTTTTCAGAACCTACGACATTCAAAGCCAATATCAGCAATAAGTTGTCGGAAGCACTTGTGAAAGAATTTGGAATTGATGATAGTACATCATACTGTCAGCTTGTCACGGATAAAGGATATTTGTCACTGAAAGCCGGTGATGTGGTGTGGAAACGCTCGGAAGTCAAACGCACTGATGATGGGCTTGTTGATTCAGAAACCGCAGACTACATCGTAAAAGGCGTTGCAGACGAAGGACTGACCACGGATTTGTTTCTTCTTCGGAAGAATATTAAGTAGGTGATTGTATGAAAAAGAAACCTATTTCAATGACACTATCCACTAAGTCCATACAAGACGCTATAAAGAAATTAGAACAGTACCGCGATAGTTTACAGGCTAAATGCGATTTACTTGTTTCTAGGCTTGCACAGGAAGGTCAGACGGTGGCAATAAAACAAATATCGAAATCTCCAATAGGGAACACGATAACGGTAAGGGTAGATAAAGCACCACAGTTAATGACCTCGAACGCGATTCTGATTGCAACCGGAAAAACGGTAACATCAGAAGATAGGGAACCGTTCTATACTTTATTGGCGGTAGAGTTTGGAGCCGGTATTTTTTATAACTCCAAAGAGAATCCGAAAGCACCGGAACTTGGATTCGGTGTCGGAACGTATCCTGGGCAAATACACGCTTTTGAAGATGGTTGGTACTATTGGGATGATAAGACCGAAACATGGCGTTATACCCACGGTATCAAAGCCACAATGCCTATGTATAATGCGGAACAGCAGATTATTCAACAGTATGTAAAGATTGCAAGGGAGGTATTCGGTGGAAAATGAGTTAAATAGTTGGGCGCTTGATTTTGAAGATACCTTATATTCCCTTTTGAAATCATACATGGAAAGCAAGGTAAGAGGGATTAAAGTGACGCAAGATGAAGAATCGGGAGGCACCGCAACATTCCCGACGCTTTTAGTCAGACAAATCGGTGGCACAGAAGCCGGACGAACTAATGAAGCAAAGACAATCAACGCAATTCGCCCAACATTTCAGATCACAATTACAAACAAAGGTTCAAGAAAAGCAACTAAGGACATCGCAGCATATGCGGTGTCTTTTTTTAAACAACAAATGTTTGAGGTATCAAATGTAATCTCAACAATTTCCAAGCAAGTGCGAACGGTTACATTCCGCGCAACTCGCGTAATTGGAAACATTGAGCATTTAGATCAGCTATAAGCAGAAAGGAAGTAGAAAATATGGCATCAACAAGTTATAAAACGCGTGTCATTGTAAAAGAGCACACGGACAAACAGGCTGACTTTGCAGGAACATACAATCTTTTGGTCGCAGCTAAGTCAGTTCCAAGTCCTGCATCACCACCAAACACTGTTGAATCAACCACAATGGAAGATGATCAGCAGACTTTTGAAAAAGGAATTAAGACTTCTGATTCAAGAGAAATCACAGGAAACCTTGAAAAAGAATATCTTTCAAAGGTGGATGGATATGGAGATAAAAAACTTGATATTATCCATCTGTACGGAACGGACGGTATCGGCGGTGTAGCGAAGTACGCATATGTAGGAACTGCAACAGCCACACCTAACGATGTAGGCGGAAACGATGAAATCCTTGAAATGACGGTAACAGTTATTCCAAGTACAGCATCAGAGCTTGTTACGGATAAGCTGACTGTCGTTGATAATAACGATGGAACATTCACTGTAACAGTGGTGGGGTAAAAAGCCTATCGGACGAGCAATCGACCGCACCGGTAGGCGAGGATGAACGGTCGGTAGCAGAACTTGAAGCAATATAAAATAAGCAACAATGGGGCGGTGGCAACACTGCCCCTTGCCAATATAGGGCAGAAAGGCAAGGTAAAACATGAAAGTTAAATTAGGTGGAAAAGAATATACAATTCAGTTTGCAACAAGACCATCGTTAAAATCACATATCTTACAGGATATTATGAAAACGCAGGACATGGAAGATATTTCTTCTATGGAAGATATTCTTCTTGAAACACTTCCTAAGACGCTTCTTGTAGGATTGCAGATGCATCACAATGAAGAATTTGGATATGATTACAAAACAAACGAAGGCTACGATGAGCAGCTTGAGAAGGTGTCCGACATTCTCTATGATGCGATTGACACAAACGAGATTAACTGCATGGATTTATTCGCTGATATGCAGAGGGAAATGATGACAAACGGTTTTTTAGCGCAGATGATGGAGTCGTTGGAGAGAGCGCAGGAGCAGGAGAAAGAGAAGAAAAAGACCCCATCCAAAGCGAAAACCAAGAATTAACATGGGAATATTACGTTGCGGAAATCCGTCCGTTTTACCTTGTGGTAACGAAAGGCTACGGATTTTCCGTTGATGATATAGATATGATGAATCCAGAGTTGCTTAAGCCTTATGTGGATGCATACAAGGAAGAATGGAAGCAACGCGATGTGGAAATGTATATGTGGTTTGGCAGATATGCAACGTCAGCACTTGTGACCGCAATAGATGCTACATTCGGTAAGGGTAATAGTAAGTACGTGAAAGAAACTTGCTATGATTCCATCGAAAAGCATAATACGGACGATCCCGATGCTGAGATACGAGAAATGCTTAAGGCGGAAGAAGCATGGGCGGCTGAATCAAGGAAATCACATTTGCCAAAGCCAAAGATAGTTTAAGAAAAGAGGTATTGCTATGGCAGTAATTATCGGAAGTGCGAGACACGATGAACACGGAAATTGCTATTCTGGTGGAAAAGCCGGAGACCAGACCGGACAGGAAGTGTCTACGCAGAAGTTTTACAACCATTCTAAGGGATGGTACGTGCTAAGGGCGAAGGACGATAGGGTTGCGGAGAAGTTAGCCGAAGCTATGCAGATTGCATCTGACAACAAAAATATCGGCTATGACCAATCAGAACGCTACGGAGTCATTAAGCATGGCATTAACACAAAGGTCAAGACGGAATGCGATTGTTCTTCTCTTGTGCGTGCTTGTATTATCTATGCATCCGGCAAGGATGTGGGGGATTTTAATACATCTAATGAACGACCGGTAATTTTGAAATCCGGTTTGTTTGATGATATGGGTTCATATCATGCCGGGTTTATTCTTCGCAACGGAGATATTCTTGTGACACGCGTAAAAGGGCACACAGTTATTGTTGTAAAAGGCGCAAAGAAATGCAAAACCAAGTATTATCCGAAGTATACCGGAAATTCCGGTTCAATCGTTGAAGCATTAAAAGCGGTTGGGGAAGATGATGTGTCGAAAGAACATCGCGCGGAAATCGCAAAAAAGAACGGATTTTCCAATTTCAAGTTTACGTCAGAGGAAAATTCAAAGATGCTTTCTCTTCTGAAAAAGGGAAAACTGAAAAAGTAATTCAAGGGCGGTAGGGGTCAAATCCTACCGCCTTTTTCTAAAACTACATAAAGGAGGTGGAACTGTTGGAATTAGAAACCTTAGAGGTCAAGATTCAAGCACAGGCAAGACAGGCTAATGGTCAGATTGATGCGCTGATAACAAGGTTAGGAAAACTATCTTCATCCTTGCAAAGCATAGATTCTAGCGGAATTAACCGGTTATCAACCGGAGTAAACCGATTGTCAAACTCAATGAGTGCCATGCGCAGTGTTGATTCAAGGTCATTCTCGACTCTTGCAAGAAACATCAAAACGCTTAGCAACATTGACACAGGAAAGATAAATGCAGCAGCCGGAGCGATGCGACAGATTTCAAAGTCGGTAAGCTCGTTTTCCGGTATGTCAAAATCGGTGCAATGGTTATCGGAATTAGCCGGAGGAATCAAACAGCTTGGCTATACAAGCTCAACAAAGGCTATCGAGAATATACCAAAACTTGCGGTTGCAATGCGACAGCTTATGTCCGAATTGTCGAAAGCCCCTAGCGTAAGCCGGAATATTATTGACATGACAAATGCATTGGCAAAATTATCACGTACCGGTGGAGCGGCAGGAACAGCGGCAAAAAGCATCACAAGCTCATTTAGCGGATTTAGTTCAAGTGCATCCGTTGTAGCAAAGAAGTCGTTTTCCCTTGCGTCTGCAATCGGAAAAGTGTATGCAACGTATTGGGCTTTATTTCGCGGATTTAGGCTACTTGGAGACGCCATTGACATATCATCTTCACTGACAGAGGTTGAGAACGTTGTAAGGCAGACATTCGGGCAGTATGAAAGCCTAATTAACAATTTCGCAAAAACATCCATTGAAAAATTTGGCATGTCTGAATTGTCCGCGAAACAGTTCGCAAGCCGTTTCCAAGCCATGGGAACTGCCCTTGACATTCCACAGGGGAAAATGGCAAAAATGTCCATCCGGTTGACAGAATTAGCCGGAGATATGGCTTCATTCTACGATGTAAGCCAAGAAGATATTGCCAAGAGTTTGCAATCTGTATTTTCTGGTACTACGGCACCTATGCGGCGTTATGGTATCGACTTGACGCAGGCAACATTAAAGGAATGGGCATTAAAGCAAGGACTTGATGCGAACATTTCATCAATGACACAGGCTCAAAAAGCCATGTTGCGTTATCAGTATGTGCTTGCGCATACAACCAATATTACCGGAGACTTTGCCAGAACAGCCGATAAACGAAACTTTTGTTTCATGTGTCGCGCGGCATAGCAATATGTCGATGAAAAATCGGGTAAAATCGGTGAAGGCTAAGTTGACTTAGCACAAACATTTTTGTATAATATGTTTGAGGTGATTTAATGCGAACATATTATATCTACAAAGCAACAAATAAAATAAACGGAAAATCTTATGTCGGTCAAACTTGTGATTTTCATAGCAGAGTGTGGCAACATCAAAGGTGCTACGAAAAAGAAGATTGCGACTTTCATAGAGCAATTAAAGAATTCGGGTTTGACAACTTCTCATGGGAAATCATCGAAACGTGTGAAAGCGAAGATGGAGCCTGTGAGTTGGAAAAGTATTACATTGAAAAATTTAACACCTATCGAGATGGCTATAATATGACCAAAGGTGGGAAAGGCGCGCCGTATCATAACGCCAGGGCAGTTGTTTTGCTGACGCTTGACGGACGGTACATTAAGCGTTATGATAGTGCAATGGATGCAGAAATTGACGGATTTAATAATACGGATGTTCTGCTTAATTGTAAAGGAAAAAGGCGGCAGACAAAGGGCTATATGTTCATGTTTGAGGATGAGTATGAATCAAACGGAGCGAAAACCTATAGAAAGCCGGAACCTAACGGAATGAGAAGCATTATTCAATGTGATATGGAAGGAAATTTTATACAGAAATTTAAAAGTTTGCAGGAGGCGGCTAGGATTACCGGAGCAAATAGAACAACTATTTCCGGTGTGCTTTCAAATACCTATAAGTCGGCAAATGGATATATTTTTGTATACGAAGAAGATTTTCCAATAAAAGATTTGAGCATCTATAAAAAGCGCAAAAAAGGAAGAAAAATTGCGCAAGTGGATGCGAAAACCAGAGAGATTATAAGAGTGTTCGATAGAATATCCGAAGCAGGGGAATCTCTTGGAGTTAATTACAAAGCAATACATAATGTAATTGACCAAGAGGGGCGAACTGCTTATGGTTATAAGTGGATAAGTCAATAAGCTAATACCGAGATAAGGCTATAAAATAAAAGTTATAGCACATTGTAGAGCGTAGGGATTGAACCTATGCTCTTTTCTTATGGAAAGAGTGTAGAATATAATATCCCCAAGAGTATCCGACAGCCACAATGCTGTGGTTGAAAATGTACGCCGAACTTATGGGAAACCATAAGAAGTAGAGGATAAAAAGCCTTTACGATAACATATTGACATGGCATAACCAGATAACCATGCTTAGAGAGAACTTCAAAGCACTTGGAGCGGTTGTTGGTGGTGGTTTAATCAATGCATTTAAGCCATTTATCAAGGTGCTTAATGCGGTTCTACAGAAGGTGATTTCTTTTGCGGAAATGGTAACAAATGCTTTAGGTTCTATCTTCGGATGGAAATATGAAGCAAGCAAAGGAGCAGGAATCAGCGGTCTTGCTGATGATATTGGAAGCGCATCTGATGGCATGGATGATTTGAGTAATGCCGCAGGAAACGCAGGAAAAAACACAGGCGGTATCGCAAAAAATGCCAAGAAAGCAAAAAAGGAAATCCAACAGGCAACTCGTGCATTTGATGAATTAAAGGTTATTTCAAAGCAGAGTAAAGATAACACTTCCGGTTCTGGAAGCGGTGGAAGCGGTGGCGGTTCTGGTGCTGGCGGTTCTGGTGGTGGAGATACCGGAAAGTTGGTTCAGACCGACACGATCTTTAAGAAATTCAAAAGCGACATCAAAGACCTTGAAGGACTTGGAAAAGCAATTTCCGGTGCGTTAATTAACGCAATGAAAAAAATTAAATGGAAAAAAGTGTATGCAAAAGCCGAAGGTTTTGGAAGTGGATTAGCCAAATTCCTTAACGGACTATTTAAAGGGCAAAAAGGAACAACGCTTTTCGGAGAAACCGGAAAACTGATCGCAAATTCATTAAACACGGTGCTTCATGGATTGGATTCGTTTGGAACGACATTTAATTGGAAGCAATTTGGAAATTCAATCGCAGACGGAATAAACAAGTTTTTCCAAAACTTTGACTTTGCATTATTGGCTCAAACACTTAATTCGTGGGCGCAAGGGGCGTTTGATGCAGTTACTACGGCATTAAAGAAAATTTCTTGGAAGGATGTATGGAACGGAGCAAAGGAGTTTTTAAGCAACTTAGACGTAAAGACGGTTGGAATTATCATCGGTGCGTTGGCAATCAAAAAAATCCTTGGATTGCATCTTGCAAAAACCGCACTTGATATAATCGGAACTTCCATTTCAAAAGCAATAGCTGGTTCACTTGCATCAAGGCTTGGCGTTGAAATTGCGGCAAATGAGGGAATCTCGGCAGTATTGTCTACCGCTTTGTCAAAAAAAATAGGTGGGGCGTTTGCTACACTTGGAACAACTGTTTCAGCTGGTGTCAAAGCTTTATTCGGTAGCGGTGCGGCAGAGAGCGCACTTTCTTTTATCAGCCCGGTAGCAAAAGCTATAACCGGGATTGGCTCTGTTTCGATTGGCGCATTTACTGCAATATCAAACTTTGTGACCATGTTAAAGAACGGATTCAGTTGGCTTAATGAAGCACTTATGCTTGTCGGAGTTACGATTACGGCAGTCGGAGCGGTTATTTTAGGGGTAGCGGCAGCACCTGCAGCGATTACCGCAGGAATAGTAGCCGGTGTTGCAACGGCGGCTGTAGTAGTCAAGGATCATTGGAAAGAAATAAAAGGAATTTTCTCAAAAGCAGGAGATTGGTTTAATACTAATGTGATTAAGCCAATAAGCGGTTTTTTTAAGGGATTATGGGAATCTGTTTCCGGTTTTTTCTCTTCTTTATGGAAAGATATATCCGGTGTATGGAAAACAGTTTCTGGATGGTTCAATACTAATGTTATAACTCCTATTGTTTCATTTTTCCAAGGATTTTCGAAAAGAGTTGGTCAAATCTTTGAAGGATTGTGGATCATTGTCAAGGCTGTATGGATTGTTGTTTCTGATTGGTTTAAATCAAAGGTAATAGAGCCAATAAAGAAGAATTTTGAATTATTGAAATCGACAGTATCAACCGCATTCAAGGTTCTATGGACAACTGTGAAATCGGTATGGGCGGTGGTTTCCGGTTGGTTTAAGGAGCATGTTACAACACCTATCAAGAATGCTTTTAGCTCAGCAAAAGAATCTATTCAGAAAGCTTTTAGCTCGGCAAAGACAGCGGTAACCGGGGCGTGGAACAGTGTTTCTAGTTGGTTTAAAGAACATGTAACCACCCCGATAAAAAATGCTTTCTCGAAGATGAAAGAAAGTGTAGCTGAAATATTCAGCAAATTATGGAATAGCGTGAAAAGTGGCGTTGCCGGGGCAATGAACACCGTAATTTCAAGAATTGAAACAGCAATAAATTCATTGATCGGTGGAGTGAATACCGTTTTGAGAGGGTTTAACAGTGTTGTTTCTGCGGCGGCTAAAGTAGCAAAGGTAAAGTGGAGCGGAGTCGATCTTGTGCCAAAAGTGAGCCTACCTAAAGTAAAGGCATATGCAACAGGTGGCTTCATGGACAAATATAGCATAGCAACTGTTGGAGAAAACGGACTCCCGGAACTTATGGGAACGGTAGGAGGTAAGCCGGCGGTTGCAGGAAGCCAAGAGATTACCGGAATCAAAGATGCCATCAATTCAACATCTGCGCAAGAGGTTTCCTTATTACGACAGCAAAATCAGTTATTACAAGCTATTTTACAGAAAAATTTCGGAATTACTACAAGCGACATAGGAAAAGCCGCAAGGGATTATGGTAGAGAACATTACAATCGAACCGGAGACAATGTATATGTTTTTTAGTGACTTCTATAATCGAACGTGATATAATTCTAAATAAATCATATCACAAGAAAGGAGTCATTATGAGAAGCACAAAAAGATTATTAGTAGCGATTGGGTTGGCATTTGCCGTTTTGGTTTCGGCTATGCCAATCCAAAATGCAGATGGGAAACAGATTGTTGCGCAGGCGGCAATTGTTAAGCTGAACAAAAAAGCAATCACGCTTGACGTTGGTAGTACACAGAAGTTAAAAGTTACCGGAACGAAAGCAAAGGTAAAGTGGCGTTCTACAAAATCAAGAATTGCAAAGGTAAGCAAAAGTGGCGTTGTTACCGCAGTATCATCGGGTAGCGCAACAATCAAGGCTAAAGTCGGAAAGAAAGTGATGTCTTGCAAAGTAACCGTGAAAGAGAAAATCAACAGACTTGCATACGAAGATTCGAGCATTAGGGTTTACTTTACGGGGCTAAAGAAGGGAACATATCCGGACGAACTTATAGCTTGCTTGACAATCGAAAATATTACAGACAATAATATTACGGTTAATTCTGACGCATCATCAGTAAATGATGTTATGGCGGAAGGAACGTTATATCAAGATTTATCTCCACATAAAAAAGCATATGTAACGTGGTGGACAATGGATGATAACATTGTGAGCTTGCCAATAAAGAATATTGACAACATACAACTATCCCTAGTTGTCTGGAATGAGGACTCGGAAGATTCCGACTACTACGTGACAGATTCTTTTGGGTTACTGAAATGAGTTAAAGGATTTTTGGGAGGAATTTGATCATGAAACAAAGTGGATGGGGAATTGCATCTTTAGTGTGCGGAATAGCAGGCATTTTGTTAGCGTGTGTTGCGATAGGTGTAGTTCCTGCAATAATCGGTCTTGTATGCGCAATTATTGCACTTACGCAAAAATGGAAAGGACATGGAACTGCAATTGCGGGTCTGGCTTGTTCAATAGTTGCGATAATTATTTTTATTTTTGCGGCACTTGTATTTGACGAAAGTGATTCAGACCAACCTAAAAAAGTTGAAAACATTCGAGATGCGGAAGTATTGGACGATGAAACGGAAGAATCGACCGATTCATACGATGACTACTTCACATTAGGCGATTCGGTTGAGACTAATGACTTGATAATAACATTTTCATCTGCGAAATTAACATTGGACGATGTTGCGTATCAAAGTCCTGATGATGGAAATGCGTTTATGAAACTAGATTTCGAGTTTGAAAATATATCAGATGAAGATCAAGACATTTCTGGATATGATTTTTCGGCATACGCAGACGATTATGCTGTTGATTACATAGACAGCACATTTGACACAACGCTTAGTCCGGGTAAAAAAACTAAAGGTTCAATATATTTTGAAGTGCCTATGGACACGAATGTTTTTGACACAGAATACAGTACAAGCTATTATGGAAATTCAAAAGTAAAATTTTCAATAGTGGCAGAAGAATAAAAGTATAAGCCGTGGAAACACGGCTTATTTTAATTCCAAAATCGGATTGACACAAAATCAAAAATAGTCTATCCTTATTACTAAGGAAACAACCTTATCCGTGAAGAAGCGGATTACTTACTTGAACGCCATACTGTACGAAAGAGGAAACCAATGTGATTTCACAAACGGTTTCCTTTTTTTATTCAGATAAAAATGTATGGAGGTAGACACGAATGAAAAAATCACAACTTATGCTTAAGATTCAAAACGGCATTGAGGTATTTGAGAATCCAATATTCGGACAGATCAGAATGGTCATGGTCGATGATGAACCATGGTTTGTTGGAAAGGATATATGCGAAGTATTTGGAGATACGAATTACAGAAGAAGCCTTTCAAATATTGATGATTCTGATAAGGGTGTGTCACAAATTGATACTCCCGGTGGAAAACAAAGAATGACGGTTGTTAATGAAAGCGGTTTGTATTCCTTGCTCTTTCAGATGCAACCACAGAAAGCAAAGGGTGTGTCACAAAACGACTCCCTTATAAACGAAAGAAAAGAAAAACTTCATAAGTTCAAACGTTGGGTAACATCCGAGGTACTCCCTACAATACGTAAAACAGGTGGGTATGTCAATAATGATGAATTATTTATTTCCACTTACCTGCCATATGCAGATGAAAACACTAAGCTGATATTTTCCCAGACATTAAAAACTGTTAGGGAGCAGAATGAAACCATTAAAAGACAGCAGAAAGAAATCATCCATAAGGAAGATGTTATTATCGGACTCGTTGATGATATTGACTTGGCAACCAAGAGACAGCGGATAACACAGATTGTCCGTTTTGGTGCCGATGGAAAGTATCAAGAACGCTATTCGTTGCTTTATGGAGAATTTGAAAGGAAATATCACTGCAACCTTAAATCAAGGATGGAAGGGTGCGCACTCAAGCCCAAAGTAAGAAACAAGATGGATTATATCGACAGGGAAATGGGAATGATTCCGCAGTTGTACGAAATCGCTTGCAAACTTTTTGAAAACGATGTAGAAAAGCTGAAATCTGAATGGGAATCAGTAGTAGCTTAAAATTTAATCAAATGGATAGCATCTACCAAAACGGTAGGTGCTATTTTTATACCCATTTTTAGGAGGTAAACGATGGGATATGGCGGATATTTAGTAAAGTTTGGCAATTATACCATACCAAACAATTTAATAAAGCAGGACACGTTTAGTTCCTATGTAAACATGCAGGATAAAGACCCTTGGACGGATGAAAACGGATATGAGCATCGTGATGCCGTGGAACTGAAAGCTTTAAAGGTTGAGTTTGAAACCAAAGCCATGCTGACCGAAAAGCAGTTTGATGATTTTTGGAAGAACATAGAAAAGAACTATACCAAGGCAAAGGAGCGCGGCGGCTATATCACGGCATATGTGCCGGAGAAACGCGGATATGTGACACAGTACGGATATATCGCTGACATTCAGCCTACGTTCTATTCTGTGGCACATGGGAAGATAAAATATGACCCAATCAAATTTTCGTTTGTAGGTGGTGTATATGATAAATAGCAATTTGAAAGAAAAGTATTGGGATTCCGCGACAGATAAACAGATGGTCATATCTGTTGTTGGAACGAATCAGAAAATAGACAATTCGATGCTTGAAATCGGTACGTTTGCGCTCGAAGAAAGTCTTTGTTCGGAATCTGAATTAAAGTTTGGAGCGTGCGAAGCGAATTGTGTAAAATTCACGGCACGAAACACCGCAGGAAACATTATCGGAAAGACAATCTCTATCGAAGAAACGATTGACGGAGATAGCAAAAATCCTATGCCATACGGAGTTTTTAAGGTTGCATCCGATGTTCCTACGGCTGACCGAACAAAACGGCAGATTACGGCATATGACGCGATGTATGACATTATCAATACAGATGTAAAGTCTTGGTATGCAGGACTTAGCTTTCCAATGACACTTAAACAGTTCCGCGATAGCTTTTTTGCAAATCTTGGAATCGCGCAAGTTGAAACAAGCCTTGCCAATGATTCCATGACTGTCAATAAGACGATTGTAGCCACACAGACGGACGATTCAAGCGTAGTCACAGAAGAGTCTGCTATCAGTGGAAAAACCGTTGTAACGGCAATCTGTGAGATTAACGGATGCTTTGGTAATATCAACCGAGAGGGCAAGTTTGAGTATGTCTTTCTGAAAGCAATCACAAGCGCACTTTATCCGGCAGAAGATTTATTTCCATCTGACAATTTATTTCCGTCTGACGCAAATACAGAGTCCATGACCGGACACTATATCACGTTTGATTATGAGGACTTCCAAAGCAAGGCAATCACACAGCTTGAAATCAAGACAAGTGAAGATAATGCCGGTGCTATTGTTGGAACTGCCGGAAACAACTATTCGATTACAGGAAACTTTCTTGTATCAGACAAGACCGGAGCGGAACTTGAACAGATTGCAAATAACCTATTGCCTATTATGGCACAGGCGGCATACACACCGATTAAAAGTTGCACCTGTGTCGGAAATCCATGTCTGACACTTGGGGAACCAATCCGATTCAATACCACGAGAGAGATTGTTGAAACGTATCTATTGCAACGCACTTTAACCGGAGTACAAAGCAAGAGAGATTCAATCTCGGCACAGGGCACGCAGACACACTCTGCAAAGGTTAATTCTATCAGAGATACGATTGAAAGCGTGGAAAGACGTACCGGAAAGTTAGAGAGGAACGCAGACCATCTTCAATCCACGTATGAGGATTTAGAGGAACAGACAAATACCAAGTTTGAGCAGACCGCAAAAAGCATTTCTGCAGAAGTCAACCGCGCACAAAAAGCAGAGGGACAATTAGACGCATCATTGGAATTGAAACTTGGAAGAGATGAAAACGACCAAGTCGTTTCGATGATTAATGCAAGTGCCGACCAGATTACGCTTAGTGGAAACAGACTCATAGTCAACAGCAATAACTTCCAGCTTGATGGCGATGGCCGAGTGTCAATCGTTGATTCATTGAACTTTATTGCAACGTCACAAGGAGATGACCTTGTAATTATTGGGCTTGACGGAAAAGGTAGACCTATGCTGCAAAACATACGCATTGACCTAAACTCCGTAACAGATCAAAATGGGGAAGCCATAGGGGATCATGCAAGTACGGCTGATCATGCGACAACCGCAGACTCTGCAACAACTGCAGAAAGTGCAAGGCAGTGTATAATGGCATCAACCGCGCATTATTTGCAAGGTATTGGACTATCCGATTATGTACGAATTTCAGACAACGGAAATTTAATTCCAAGCTCTAGTTCTGTGTACTGTGGAACTAACCCCAATCCATTTGCCGGAGGGTATTCTTCCGGTGGTTGGAAAACAACGTCTGACCGTAGAAAGAAAAAAGATTTCCGGAAACTGTTAGAGGATGATCGGTTTGAGAGATTTTTTGAGTTGCTACAACCGATGGAATATTGGCTCATAGAAAATGACGAGAAAATGCACATGGGATTTGTTGCACAGGATGTCGAACAGGCAATGACGGATTGTGACATATCTGAAAATGAGTTTTACGGACTGGAACATGCGGTATTCTCCGAAAAAGATTTTGAATCTAATGAGGAATGGGAAAAATTCTTAAAACAGAATGGTGGAGCAAATGATATGTATACATTGTGCTACCAAGAATTTATTGCTTTAAATACTGCCATGATACAGAAATTGCAGAACAGATGTAGTGATTTTGAACAAAGATTATCAGCGTTAGAAAGGAGTGTGAGCCATGCAGAAAATATATAGCCGCATCAATTGGGAGAATCTTCCCAGCGAAAAAACAGCGGTAAATGAATCTAATCTTAACAAGATGGACTTGGCAATTGACAATCTGGATGATCGTGTGGTTGCTATGGATGCGTCTAAGGTTGATTTGGCAAAGGCAAATGAGCTTGTGAAAGAAATTCTGTGGGATGAATCCAAGGGAACGATCACTGTTGTGAAAATGAACGGTTCCAAAGCAGTCATTGATACTAAGTTGGAAAAGCTGGCCGTAAACTTTACATATGATCCGCAGTCGCAGCAGTTGATTATCACGCTGGACGATGGCACAACGCAGAATGTTGATTTGTCCGCTCTGATCACGCAGTATGAATTTATAGATAGCAATACCATTGCATTTGAAATTAGCAGTGACGGTAAGGTGTCCGCAATCGTGAAAGAGGGAAGTATCCAAGAAAAGCATCTGCGCCCAGATTATCTTGCAGATATTAAAGTGGAATCTGCCAAGGCGGTAGCATCTGCCAAAAGCGCAGGGGTGTCCGAAACCAACGCGGCAAAATCTGCCACAGATGCCAAGGACAGCGCAGACCGAGCGCAGGGAATCGAAAACGAGATTAACAAGAAACTCACAATGACAGAATTTGATGTGAATGAGGATGGGGAGTTGATTTACACGGACAATGCGGCATATAACTTTACCGTTGATAATAACGGAAATTTGAATTGGGAGGTGGCTTAATATGGCAGTGGCAGGTAGAGTAGCAATCGTGCCTAAAGGCGAGTGGAGCGCAGATGCTACATATAAGAGATTGGATGCAGTAACTTATAATAACACATTGTATTTTGCGAAAAAAGAAGTTCCGGTAGGAACGGCAACAAGCAATACGGAATATTGGTCTAAGTCTATCGTGGGCGGTGCTAGTGCGATTGCAACAACAGAGGATGCCGGAGTTGTAAAGCCGGACGGAAAAAGCATGAGCGTAGATGAGAGTGGAACGCTTAGCATTAACTTGGATGGAACCACAATTACATTAGATGAAGCGAAAAACGTCATAAAGTTGGCAGATACCTTAAAGGATGCCATCAATGGAGCGTTTCCGGCGGCGAATGTGGCGAATAATCAGATCACTACAGTGGAAGGCTTCGCACTTGATGCACGGCAGGCGAACCCGAATATTGATGGATCACTTGCAAAGCAGATAAGTGATTTAAACGGCAGTTTAAATAATAAAATTGGTAGAATTATATACCCTGTTTCTGGTAATGGTATAACTATCCAATATAGAGGCGTTGCGTTTATTGTTATCAAACAAGACGGAATATTAGGCGCAGCAATATATTTTATCAATTCTACGACCTATCTTTTTCAATACACAAAAATTAGTGACACTCTTAAAGGTGATAACAGTATTAGCTTTTCATCTACTAGTCTCGAAAATACGACCTTTAAAGTTACGTGGAATGGATTAAACCTCAAAACTTGTTTAATACCACTATATTAGTTGTTTAAACTGCCGTTTAAATAAGTTTAGTAACTCGTAAATTTACACATAGAAAGGAATAAAAATTATGGACAAAATAATTTTGAAAAACAAAACAGAGTTCGAGATCGCCGAAGGAGCGAGTCTCGGCAATATTCAGATTCTGTCAAAATCTTTTGATGGAATTAAAACAATCACAGATGCTTTCTCGGAAGAGAACATCTCAAAGGTCACATTTACACACAGTGACCAGATATCTGGCGAGTATGAGAATCTTAAGTATGAAGGATTCTCATATATGGCTAACATGGGCGAAGATGGCACAGAAGACGGTACATATACCGTTACTATCAGGTTGCGAACAAAAACGGAAATGGAAAAGGCAATTGATGAGCTTAAAGCAGGACACGAAGCAAACGCAGAAGCAATCGAAGAATTGGCAAGCATTACCGCAGAAAGTGAGGTGTAGGATATGGTTAAATTCTACGTGAGACGTATTCTTGTAGAAAAGAAGATGACGATTGATGAAGTGCCGATGCGTTGGCGCGCAAAAGTGCAAGAAGAGATTGAGAAACAGCTTTCCGCTTCTTTGCAATGACGTTTCCTGTCGAAACTTGCGACCGAAAAATGTTGAAATCATGCATATTACAGTGATACTATGGACTTGTCCGAAAGGACGCTTCAAGTTCTGGTGGGGATGAAGCTTGGCATTGGCTTTGTCCCCAAGTTGTTATTGACTATGCAGAACGTATGTTCTATAATAATTGTCGAGGGTAGTTAGCATTTGAATCGAAAGGGTGGGAGCAATGGATAACAACGAAAATGAGTATTACAAAAGCAAAATCATTGAATTGATCGAAAAATGCGACAATTTGCATTGGTTAAAAACCATATATGCATACATAAGCAACTTATTAAAATAGGAAAAGAGCCAAGGGTCTGCGCATTGCCCTTGGCTCTTTTTTACTTTTTGTCTGAAATCATATCTACTAAATTTTCTAAGGCTGTCCAATCGCTTTCGCTTAATTTGCACAGTGCAGAAACAAGTCGATACTTAAAGTTTTCATCACCTAATCTTTGGATTTCTCCAAGCATTTCTGAAATCTGTTCGTCTTTTGATAACTCAACAAACATTTCTCCGTTTCCGGTGCGAAGCCAATCTTCATTGACATTAAATTTTTCACATATATCAAAAATTGTTCTTTCAGACGGTTTTTTTGTTCCTGTTTCAATTTGCGCTATAAAATTTCTCGAAAGACTAATTTTTGAGGAAAACTCTTCTTGTGTTAATCCTAATCGACTTCTTAATTCTTTGATTCTTTCATTCACTATTTGCCCTCCTTTCATATATACTATATAACAAAAATGTCCCCTAGTCAACAAAAAAGTATTGACAAAATGTTTCTTGGGGACTATACTTTGTTTACAAGGTCAACAAAACCTTAAAATTAAAGGAAAGAGGTGAGAACATGAAGAAAATGACGTTCAGACAAAAGCGCGACTTACTTGATAAGTTTGAGCCGTTCATTATTGGAGGAGTCCAATTCATAAGCGCATTGGCTGGAGCTGCTGTCGGAATAGCTATCTGCTACTTTTTCTAAATGATATGTAGCGGTTGCCGTGATTATGGCAACAACAAATGGGATAAGGATATTTCTCAAAAATGAAAGGAAAAAGTATTCTTTATAAAATCTTCCTTTGGGAGAAACTATAAAGCTAAAATTTGATCTATCCGCAGATGTACTTACTTTTGTTACATATCCTTTATCCTGCAAATCCAAAAACGCTTGATATACATCTTCTTCATCGAATTTACCTATTTCGGAAAGTTCGATTGAAAAATTTGTTTTAGATATTTTCTTTAATATTATTCTTTCAATTTTTAGAAGCATGTTAATTCCTCCGTTTTTGAAAATATTATACCACAGAAAGGAGTGAAAATATGGATAATTTAGTACACATTGGAAATGCAGATATTTCCATCAAAGAGTACAGAGGCAAGCGAGTGGTCACATTTAAGGACATTGATATGGTACATGAAAGACCAGACGGAACAGCGAAAAGAAATTTTAATACGAACAAAGCACGCTTCGTTGAGGGAGAAGATTACTTCATTGTAAGCGCGGACGAAATTCGTACAAGCCGCATGTTTCCTATATCTGACAAGGATTTTATGAGCAAAGCACTCATTACCGAACAGGGCTATCTGATGTTGGTCAAGTCATTTACGGATGATTTGGCATGGGAAGTACAAAGAAAATTAGTTTCTTCTTATTTTAATGTACATCAAAGTGTCAACGATCAGTTATCTCCAGAATTGCAAGCATTGCAAGGACTTCTTGACCAGATGGTTCAAAAAGAACTTGCTGACAAGGAGAGAGACAGGCAGATTGCCAAGGCACAGGACACAGCACAGAAAGCCATTGAGACAACTGAACATATCAAAGAAGCGGTGAAGCCGGTATTTGATAATTGGAGAAATGAAATCAATGCCAAGTTTAACCGGATTCAGAGAAATGCAGATTGTCAATTCAATGTATTGAGGACTGAAATGTATTCAGAACTTGAACACCGTGCCGGATGTGACTTGAGTAGAAGAATCAGAAACAGGCGTGAGCGCATGGCAGAAAGCGGATGCACGAAAACAGAAATCAGTGCATTGAACAAAATGGACATTATTGAGGATGATAAGAAATTGCGTGAAATATTTTCGAAAATCGTATCAGAGTACGAAATCAGATATTGCGCATGAAAGGAGGAGCAAAAGTGAAAAAACCATCTGTTTCAGATGTTGCATTAGTACTTTCAGTATTTACTTTGCTGTTTCAGATTTTTTGCCATTTTATTTTGCCAAAGCTTTGACAAAATCAATTATTTCTGAATGATGTACAGCAAATTCCATTAAAGCACATATGATAGAAAGAACCACAGAAATCCAACCTTTAATATCCGCTTTGCTTGATGTTTTTAATGCAACATCAGCTTGCGTTTTGGAACTTTCAGCAATCTCTTTAGCTGAATCAGCTTGCAACTTTGCAGAGTCGGCAATATCGTGAAGTTCTTTGCTTGTTTGCTCAACAAAAGTGGTTTGAGCTTCCAACATCTCGATCGGGGATTTTCCATCCTCGTATCTAGGCATTTCGATGTTTGTGACGGATTTGTTGAAAAAATCATCCAATTGTGGACGAGTAGGTATGTAGCGCATATGGAAATCTCCTTAAGTTTTTAAGGAATTATATCATGGAAAGGAAGTGAATTCAATGAGTGAAAAGGAAAAGCGCGTTGTCGAAAAACTTCGTGATGCCATTCCGAATATGACAGATTTTCAGAAAGGATATGTTCTTGGAATGGTTGAGAGTTCTGCTTCGAAACATAGTGAGCAGGGCGAGGAAAACGAAACACATAATGGAAAGGAGAATTAAAATGAGCAATTTTGAATTTCAGAAAGTTAATTCAAGGGTAATTCGTAGCGGTGACAACTATTTGGCAAAGGTTGACTCTGCGGAAAATTTTTCAAGCATTTTCGTTGACGAGGAAACAACATATGGAGTTTCTGTAAGAGATGCACAGATACAGACAGGAGATTCGACTTACACACATGCAATGGCTTTTACATATTCCATGGAAGATGGTTCCGTGCGTTTTATAGATGTTGTTGTATGTCCGTTACTCGGAACGTTTGTTTCTGACTGGTACTAAATTATAAAGTGGCAGGAAGGAGCATGAATGAAAAAAGTAATTCAATTCATCATAGGTGCGGTTGCAATGGAGTATTCCTTGGTTGCCGCGTGCTATATGGATAGTGAGGGAACGGTCGGGAATATGGCGGCTATTAAATTTGTAGCCGGGGCAGTAATTGCGGCAATCATGTATTATTGGTCGGAAGTAGACCGAAAGAGAGCCGAACTTGACAAGCGAATTAAGAGAAAACGCAGAATGAGAGAGGATGCATGGTAGACGTTGTGTATATAAGTGGCACGAGATGTTCCACGAAAGAAAAGCGTATGCTTGCTGAACTTTTGGCAGGGAAACGAAAGAAACAGAATGATAAAGAAAATTTTGAAAAGGTTCTTGACAGAGAAATGGAGAGGAGAAGCAATGGAGAACAGAATAACACTGATAGGCGATGTTGTATCAGCACCAAGGGAAAGTCATAAATCAAGCGGTAAGATTTTTTATAAATTTTTCATCGGAGTTGAAAGAAGAAGCGGTGTTGCAGATATACTTCCGGTACTTTTCGATGAAAAAATCAGCGATACGGGAATTAGCGGAACGGTATGCGTCAGTGGGAAGATAATTACCCGACACGTAAAAACAGGGTCTGGAGAAGCCATTCTTATGTATGTTATGGCTGATGCAATCACAAAGCCAGAGGATGATAGTCCTTTGAATGAAGTAAGCCTTGATGGGATTATCGAGGAAAAGCAACTTAGGGAAACACCGCTTGGTCGTAAAATCTGTGATGTGAAACTCAAAAACATAAGAGAAAATGGAAAAGAGGATTTGATTACTTGCATCGTATGGGGAAAGTGTGCGGAGTATACGGACTCACTTGCTTTAGGCGATAGGGTAAGCACATACGGAAGATTGCAGAGCCGGAGATATAAGAAAACGTGTAAAGATGGTCGCGTTGTGGAAAAAGTTACATATGAGTTATCAATAAAAGGAATCGTTGGGGTGTAACATGGGGAAGAAAAATTATGTTTATGTTCCAAAAGAAGAGTATGAAGAACTGATTGAGTGCAAGTTACATATCAACATGTTACACAGATACATTACAAAAGAACATGAGGATAATATCAGATTGCGCGGATGCAAACAGGACACAACAGATATGCTGACAATCGAAACTTTGAGCGGATACATGGAGAACGAAAAGCATTTCGATAGACTGGAAAGAGAATTTAAAGAAAGGGTGAGACAAAAATGCGAATGATTTTGAAATCGTTACATATGGAGAATTTCAAAGGTGTAAAGGATAAGACATACGAATTCGGAAAGACAACAAGGGTTTCCGGCATGAACCGGAGAGGAAAGACCACAATCGGGACGGCATGGTACTGGCTGATTTCTGATAAGAACTATGAACTTACAAGCAACCCGAACATCAAACCGGACAATGTAGAAGATTGCATTCCAACCGTTACTGCAGATGTTGATGTGGACGGAAAAGAGATCACTCTTTCCAAGATGCAGAAGCGAAAAGTCGGAAAGCCGGATAAAAATGGGGTTTCGAAAATTACAATCACAAATACATATGAGATCAATTCTGTGCCTAAGACAGAACGTGATTTTAAGGCATATCTGGAAGAATTAGGGTTTGAGTTTGATAAATTCCTCATTTGTTCGCACCCGAATGTGTTCACTAAGGATTTGTCATTGAAGAAAAAACAGGATGAAATGCGCAAATATTTATTCACTATGGCAAGCGAAAAAACAGATTTAGAGATTGCACAAATGAATAAAGAAACTGCCGATGCTGCAAAACTACTTGAATCTTATAAATTCGAGGAAATTGAAGCCATGAATAACGCTTCCAAGAAAAAGGCGGTTGAGCAGTTAGACGCTATTCCAAATCAGATCATCGGGCTGGAGAAAGCAAAGGTTGATGTAGATGTGGCAGAACAGGAGTTATTGAAAGCCGATTTAGAGAGAAAGATTGAAGCACTTGAAGATTTAATGGAGAAATCTGATGTGCGGATTGATGAAATGCGCAGCGAAGAAATGCATTGTCAGTTTGAAATGTCAGCTATCGCGCAGACCATGAATAACGAGCTTTCAAGCCAAAAACGTGAGATTGAAAATCAAAAATACGACCACGAACGGAAGTTAGAGGATGTTCGTTCATCTATCAGAAAAGAGCAGGATTCTATTGAGAGAAATAGAAAAACTATTTCCGAACAGAGCATTAAGAGAGCCGATCTTGCAAAAAAATACATCGATGAAATCGTAAAGAAGTTTGATGATTCCAAGTGGGTATTTGACGAATCCACAACGGTTTGTTCGTTATGCGGACAAAGATTGCCGGAAGATAAAATAGAGTCTTTAAGAGCCGATTTTTCGCAGAGAAAGGCAGATGCAATCGAAATATTTAATGAAGAACACGCGAAAACACTTGCCATGATTGTTGATGATGGAAATGCGTGTGCTGAAATGATTAAGAATCTGACCGAGAATAACAAGGAATTAGAAAACACAATTAACACCTTGAAACTGCATGAAGCGGAAGAAATTGATATTATCAAGGGATTTGACGAACAGATTTCTAAGATTCCATCTTGCGCTGATTGTACGCAGAATGCGGAATATGCCAAGTTAAAGGCTAAACAGGATAAATTGCTTGCTGATATTGCAGAGTTAGAATCCAAGGGCACAGATAAGGCGGCTGATTACGCAAAAGCTGATATTACAAAATTAAAGAGCCAGCTTGATGAAGTAAATAAGATTATTGCACAGGCTGAAAACAATGTTCGCATTGATGAACAGATTGCAGATATGCAACATAAACAGAGCGAGTATGGGCAAGCAAAGGCAGATGCCGAGAAGATTCTTTATCAGCTCAAAGAAGTTTCAAAACGAAAGAATAAGTTACTTGTTGAGGAAATCAATCAGCATTTCGGTATTGTACGTTGGAAGTTGTTCGATTTCCAGAAAAACGGAGAATATAAGGAAGTTTGTATTCCTACGGTGCTTGATGAAGAAGCTGGCATTTACAAGGTGTTCGGTGACACGACTAACACTGGCAGGGAAATTGAAGCGAAGATTGATATTTGCAACAGTTTTCAGAATTTCTTTAATATGTATGTTCCGATTTTCCTTGATGGTGCAGAAAGTATCAATGATGAATATGTACCGGCTGTTGATACACAGTTAATTCTTCTGACAGTATCAGAGGATAAGCAGTTGAAAGTGGAGGGTGTGTAAATGAAAGAAGAATTATTGAAAATAGCATCGGAAAGTTTATCTTCGGATGAAGTAAGTGAAATTGTCAAAGAAAAATTTATGAATGCATTGGTGGGAGCAATCGAAGATGCTTTTCGTTGGGGAGATGCAAAGCATGCCATTGAGGAAAAGGTAAAAGAAGTCATGGTTCCATACATTGAGAGTTATGATTTTTCAGAGTATCTTCCCAAACTTGATTCTGTTTTAACAGAGATTGTTAATTCGGATTTCTGTATTGGAAATAAAAAGATTCTGGAGAATTTTAAAGACCTTATGGTGGAGCCGGAGCAGAAAGAAATCAAACTTACGGATTTGTTCAAGGCATGGATTAAACAATGCGAAAGGGATATTGACACAGAAGATTTAGACATTGATTACGATGATGGCGTTTCTTATCAATCCGTGGAATGTGAAATGCGGTTTGAGCTGGAAGATAAGCCATCATGGAGCAGTGTGCAAAGAGCAGTTATCACATTTGAAAATGAGCATGATGAAAAACTGAATGTTGAAATTCCTGTGTCAAAGCGGATATGGGGCAACGGAAAAGAAGAACCATATACACTTTCTTCCTATAAGGATTTGACGATTTCGTCACTTAGAAACTTGAGTGAATTTGAGGTGCTACTCTTGAGATTATCCAGAGCTGGAACGGCTATCGTTATTGATAAGGAATATGATGACAGTTATATTCAACCGGAAAAAGAACCGGAAGCGGATTTTCACTAAGAAAGCGGGGATATTGAATGTCGAGAATAGGAATCGGAAACAACATCACGCAGCCGGATGCAAGGTGTATGTCGTGCAAGCGTTGGAAGAGCGCAAGCAAGAAAGGATTCTTTGATTTTGCGGAATCCGGACATTGTCCTCTTCCGTATTGCGAGAAAGATATGAGAAATAAAGGAAAGAGAGGGTTTAGAAGATGAAACAACAGATTACAGAGGAAATGAAAATCCAGAATGAATGGTACAAAGAAGCGAAAAAACAGACTGTGGAAACGCTTCCGGAATTTGTAAGGCATTTAACAGAAGACTATTCGCATGATTATGGAACTATTTGCCACGCAGTTGCGGCAGCAGGAATAGCAGCCATGTGCGCGGTTGACAATTCTCCGACAGGTGGAATTACCGGATTTCAAGCCGGATGTATTATGTGGCAGGTTATTAGAGAATGGAATTTTCAGAACAATAAGACAGGGTTGAAAATTCTTGATTATGACAATCTTCTTTATCCGCAGTATAAAGCTTCTTTTATATCTATAAGTAGTAAAATTTGGGAATCTGTCAAGAAAGAAGCTCAAAACAAAATTAACCAGAATAACGATAAAGTGGAAAAATGGAAGGTTGCTCATGATAAATGGGTTATTGATATGGAGAAGTTTAAAGTGGATGTTGTGGAATGGCAGAAACAGCATCCGGAATACCCGACATATGAGGACAATCCAAAATTCTATGAGCATCTTGGCTTTGGAACCGAGAAGGAATGGGATGAGGAAAATAAGAAACAGGAGAGCGGATTTATGTTTGCTCCAATGGAACCATGCAATCCAAGTGCTAATCCAAATGTTATTGCACATTGGGAATCTATTGTTAATGGAAATGTTCCATTTGGTTTGAAAATTAAGGAGGAATGATAAGTGCAGTATATCAAAGCAAAATTTCCAAACAGCACAAGAAGCTATACATACCGCACCGAGGATTCTGTAAAAGCCGGTGACATGGTTGTAAATGACAAGGGTGCAAAGCTGACTGTTACGGATGAAACCGTGGATATGAAGTGGGTGGAAACCTACGGTGCTGATAAGGTGGCGGTTGTGAAGAAATATGAGGAAAGCGAGGAAAAATAAATGTTGATTTCAAACTAATCTGAGAAAGGAGAACTATATATGTATTTAACGGTAAAAGATGTAAAAGAAATCTTGGATGGGATGCGTAATGATGCGTTGGTTATGACCGACAAAGAGTTTGAAGGACATGCTGCACATAAACTTACTGCGTATGAAAGTCCAAGTGGAGATAAGAAAGATTGGGATTTTGTGATTTTAACATGGGAGAAATAGAAAGGAGATAAAATGAAATTCAATTTTATAGATTGTATAGAATTTGAGATTGATTGGAAAGCCGTAGCTGCGATTGCAGCATGTGTCTTGGTTATGCAATTATAACAGGCATTTAATGAGATTTAGGAAAGCGAGGAAAAGCAATTATGGCAGAAACAAAGAAACAGGAAGTTGCAGTTAAGCAGGAAATGAATACAAGGCTTTCGTTCTACGCAAACCAGTATACCGGACTTATGGAGCGAGATTTCGAGGAACATGGTCTTGTATTTGATGATTATTCAAAACAGTGTGTTATGGCATCAATGAGTGCGATTTACAACCTTGTTACATCAAATAAGGCAGCTATGGAAAATCTGAATGGTTCTAATTTGCGGCAGGTTATCGGGCAGGTCTCCAGCCTTAAACTTAATGCAAATGCAGTACCGAGAGAGTGCTACTTCCAGTTGAGAAGCAAACAGGATGCAAATGGAAATTGGTACAAGGAAGTAGAAATGGGAATCGAAGGAGACGGAAACGATGCACTTCTCCGTAATTTCGGTGTTGGTGTTAAAAAGGTCTATCCGGTATGGCTTGTGAAAGAAGGGGATGAATTTACATATCCGAAGCACAGAGGTGTTGAAGTTACGCCGCCGGAGTGGGAAGAAAAAGGATTGTCGCAGAAAGTAATCCGTGTAGTTTATCCAGTCGAGATGGACGGTGGAAAGATTGAATACATGATTGCGGAACGTGAAGGCGTGAAAGGAAACCTTTTGGCTCATGTGCGCAACAATCTTTTGAATGAAACGTTTGGAATTTGCGAGAATAAGCGCAAGGCAACCGACAAGCAAAAGGCTGAAATTAAGGCTAAAAAGGACGAGATTATCAGTGCACTTCTCGGATGCAAGACATTGGAAGAAATGCTTGCTTGTGAAGTGGCAAGACCTTATATGAGCGCGGCGTGGAGAGAAACTTCCGAAGCTATGATTATTCGCAAGATGCGCAATAATGCAATCAAGAAGCATCCGAAAGACCTTAACGCTATGGCTACACAGTCACTTATGCAGATGGATGAAACTTATCAGCAGACGCAGGAAGAAATTGCCGAGAACGCCAATTCAGAGGATTTTGTTGTAGATGCGGAAGCAAAAGAAGTTGAAAGCGCAGCAGTCGAAGCGGAAGTTGTTGAATCGGCAGAGAATGACGAGAATTTGCCGGACTTTATGAAAGATTAGGAGGCTGCCATGAGAGTTATATCGCAGGACGGAACAATGGATGTACCATATGAAGAGGTGATTATTCAGAGATTCAGGTCAAGAATTTATTTCCTGAACAAAAACTTAATAGGTGTTGAGTCGCTTAATGAAGACATGCAAATTGCTGAATATTCCACCAAAGAAAAAGCGAAGAAAGCCATGGAAGAATTGAGATATACCTATATGTGTCACAGCCTTGTAAAGATGGGGCAGACACCGCCAGATGGAATTGACGAAAATATTGACGAAAAACTCACTATGGGTTTGAGCGGAGTATTTCAATTTCCGGCAGAGGAAGAATTGGAGTAGGGTATGGATAATTTAACAAGATACACCGCAGACGATGAAGTACCGAATTGTGGACGATGTGAACACATCAATGATTCTAATGAATGGTGTATGCAAAATTGCGGCGGAGCAAATGGCTGGAGCGGCTATTTGAGATATGGAGAAAGCGAGGTGACAAAAGATTGAAACTTAGAGTTTTGGGTTCAAGCAGTTCCGGAAACTCATACGCCTTGATTTCAGACAGTGGCGAAATCCTTGCCATTGAAGCCGGATGCAAATTTCTTGATTTTAAGAAAATGATTGATTGGAAAATAGCAAATGTTTCCGGATGCATTGTGAGCCACGAACATGGAGACCATGCACGATACATAAAAGATTTCATGAAATCCGGCATTCCGGTTTATACGGCATTTGAAACGCAGACCGCACTTGAAACCATAACCGGAGAACGTACAGCACCTATTCCACCGCGCAGACCACGGCAAATCGGCAGTTTTACGGTTACCCCATTCAATGTGCCGCATGATACAGAAATCGAGTGCTACGGCTATTTAATCGAGCATGAGGAAATGGGTAAGCTGCTATTCCTAACCGACTTGGAATATTGCAGATATGACTTTTCCGGTATAAAGGTTGAGCATATCATGGTCGAAGCCAATTATAGCATGGACTTGGTAGATCGGAATGAACCGAACTATGAACACCGTTTACGAGGTCATATGAGCCTTGATACGGCACTTAAATTTATTCAGACGAACGACAACCCAGCTTTACGAAATGTCGTTTTAATACACTTATCGGACACAAGCGGAGATCCCGCGTTATTCCTACAACGAACGAAAGAAACAATTAAATATGGAGCGAATGTTTATATTTCAGAAAAAGGATTAGAGGTTGATATGAACCTTTGCCCGTTCTGACAAGCAATAATTTTGACCGGTCAATTTTATATATAGCAACTATTAACCATGCACAGAAAGGAATTTTTTATGAATCCAATTGATTTAGCAGAATTAGCAGGCGGTGCATTGCAGGAAAAGTCCCAGAAAGCATTGCAGGATGTTTTTGAGAATATGCAGGATCCTAATACACCGTGGAAGAACAAACGCGAGGTAGTTATCAAGTTAAAATTCACGCAGAACGAAGACAGAGACGATGCGACTTGTGAAATTTCTGTTGAAAAGAAACTTGCGCAGCCGAAGCCAGTAGAGACAAAGTTTGCCCTTGGAACCAATCTTGCAACAGGAGAAGTTCTTGCCGAGGAATACGGACCAGGTATCAAAGGTCAGATCTCCCTTGATGAATACCAGAAAGAACAGCAGATCGATGGAAAGACCGTAGATACGGACACAGGAGAAATAATCGAGGAAACCAAAGAAAATGATGGCGTTGTAGATTTCAGACAGGCAAAACAGGCATAGAAAGAAGAGGTAAAAAATTATGATTAAAGAAGCATTGGAGTATATCGTTGGTTTAAAAACACCGATTATCAATGAAATTGGTGGTAATACATATTCGGACAAGCCGCTTAATCGCATCAGTTACGTTCCGTATGCGAGTACGATTGAAATGAAAACATTGACGAGTCTTGTAGAGTATATCAAGGCGAATATTGATAGCATGTCAGAAAAGATGATTATTCATGTGATTTCTCCGACTGAAGTTCACTTATATTCATCTCTCGATGCAGATAGAAAGCGGGAACATTTGGTTGAGGTCAATGCAGAGTTGCCGGATTTCCGGTTTGGAAGTTTTATTGATCATGAAAGCTTTGTGATTGCCTTGCAGTCAAAATTTGTTTCGAATGCTGACAGGGATCTTGTTTTGAAATTTGCAGGAACGGTAGAAGACGGAACTGTTGCACAGTATGGTGATGATGGCGTTACGCAGAAAGCAACCGTTAAGACAGGGCTTGCTAGCAAAGCAGATGCTGTTGTGCCAAATCCGGTTACTCTGATTCCGTATAGAACATTTTTAGAAGTGCAGCAGCCGGCAAGTGATTTTATTTTTAGAATGAAATCCGTAAATGGTGTGCAATGTGCAATCTTTGAAGCTGATGGTGGGGCATGGAAAAACGAAGCCATGGATAATATCAAAGAATATCTGAAGAATGAGCTTGCTGATTTAAAACAGTTCACAGTCATTTCATAGGTTGAAACACCAAGGCGAAAGCCTAAAAGAAACTATCTTGTTTGGCGAATAGTTATCACAAACCTTATTGAAAGCCATGTCTTGGCGGTGCGTTTACCGTGCCGCCCTTACAAAAGATTGGAGGTAAAAATTGAAATTATGCGAATACTGTATGGCTGAATTTGAGCCGAAACAACAAAATCAGAAATACTGTAGACCAGAATGCGCAAGAAGATCTGCGCAGTTTAGAAATTTTAAAAAGGCTGGAAGAATTGTGTATACAAGAATATGCCCGAAATGCGGCAGACTGTTTATGACGATAGATGAACGAAAAGTTGATTGCCAAGACTGCATCGGCAATGAAGTTAAAGAACGATTGAGAAAGCCAAAGAAAAAGGATGATGCAATCAAGGCTGTGAATCATATGGCACGCGCCTCCGGAATGAGCTACGGAAAGTTTGTGGCTCAAATGAGCATGAAGCCATTGGAGAGGAAGTGAATGAGTTGGATTATAAGAAATTCAGACAGGCAAAAGCCATCGAAGCCAAGAACAAGCAGAAGTGGCTTGCGTTGAATCCAAAGCTTAATGACAAAAGTGGAATATATTTCTTACTCCGAGAAGATGAAAATGGATTTAAGTATGCGTATATCGGGCAAGCGCTGCGTATAATCAACAGACTGTGTAGCCACCTTGCAGGCTTTGACCAGCACATAGACCTTAGTTTACGCAAGCATAAGTTGTACAACGAGAGCGATAACCCTTATGGTTGGCGAGTTGAATTTCTGAATTTTCCGGAGAACCAGCTTGACGATAAAGAAAAGTATTACATCAAACTGTATGCAGATAAAGGTTATCAGCTTAGAAATGTCAGTTTAGGCGGGCAAGGAGAAAATCGTGCTAGTGGCTCAATAGGAGAAAGAAAAGCGCCTAAAGGCTATATGCAGGGCATACAACAGGGCAAAAAGACTCTTGCCAAGGAATTATCGCATATCGCTGAAAAGCACCTTGAAATCCGTTTAAAGCCGGAGAAACAGGGTAACAAAGTTTCTGAAAAACAGTATGAGAAGTTTATGACTTTGATTTCTGAAAGTACATATGAGGAGAGTGATTAAATGGCAGAAGTCAAGTGGATTAAGATCACAACAGATGTCTTTGATGATGAAAAGATTCTGCTGATTGAGAGTATGCCGAGTGCGGATAGCATCATTACGATTTGGTTCAAACTTCTCATTCTTGCTGGAAAACAGAATAACAACGGTGTGTTTATGATGAGCAACAAATTACCGTTCACGGATGAAATGCTTGCCACCATTTTTCGCAGAGATTTAAACACGGTAAGGCTTGCGCTTAAGACCTTTGAAGAGTTTGGAATGATTGAAGTTGTTGACAGCGTGATAACGATTCCGAATTGGAATAAGCACCAGACACTTGATGCTTATGAGAAGAAAAAGGAACGTGACAGGCTATATCAGCAGAACCGCAGAAAGAAACAGAAAAATCTAATTGAACAAAAATCGCCCGATAAATCGTCTGACGTCGCTGTTTCAGATAAAGAAGAAGAAAAAGAAGAAGATAAAGAGAAAGAAAATATAAAAGAAAATTCGCTGTCGACCGATTCCGGAGATTTTTTTGATTTTGACGATGCATGGAAAAAGACTTTTAGTATATACCCCAAGAAAACAGCGTACACTGCCTCTAAAACAGCTTGGATGGATAAAGTGCTAGAAGTTATCGAAGAGAACCAACCAGACATTGCACGGCTGTTATACAAAGCCACAGAAGCATATTTGAGTGACTATCAAGAAAAGAACCCGGACGATACGGATTTTCGGTACATTCCAAAATATGTTGATTGGCTGAAAAATGATTGCGACTATTGGTTGCAGATTGCAGAGAAACGAGGTGATTGCAGTTGACAGAAGCAGAGTTCGGAGTGATCGGGTGCGTATTGATTGACAATGATGTGCTAAATAACATCTGGCGAACACTGAAACCGGAAATGTTTAGTTCGGAATTTGCACAGGATACATACAAAGAAATGCTTGCTATGTATGACCGGAATGAAAGTATAGATCCTATGTCCTTGTCAATGGCACTTGAAAGCCACAAATACGCACAGGAACAGATTAGCGAATTGATGAAATACTGTATTACCGGAACAATCACTTCAACCATGGTTAAAAGTTATGCCGATGCGGTTGCGAAAGAATACAAAGCAAGAACGGTTCGTGACATGTATCAGAAATCCAGTTTAAAACCATGCGACATTGATGATACAATCAGCGATCTTCTTACAAGACTTGAACATTTGCAAGAGGGAAAGGAAGTAAAGTTAAAACCAATTAAGCAGATTTCAGTTGAGAATAAAGACAAATATTTCAACGAAAGTGTTGGAGAGGGCGGTATAAAAATCGGGTTATCGCAACTTGATGATGCACTTGGCGATCTTGAACGAGGTGATGTAACAGTAATTGCTGCAAGACCGGCAGTCGGAAAATCCGCACTCACAACGCAGATTATTGGGAATATGGCAAAAAAGGGACTTAAAGTCGCATATTTCAATTTGGAAATGAGCGATAAACAGGTGTATGAACGATTTATTTCAAGACTTGCGGAAATCGGCTTAACGAGAATCAGAAGGGCAAAAGCGTTTCTTGGTGATGAACAGGAAAAATTTAACCAAGCAAATGAAGAAATGAGTGATTATCAATTATGGATTGCATCCGGAACCGTATCTCCGAGAGAAATAAAGTCAGAATGCAGACACCAAAACTTTGACGTTATCGTTGTTGACTATCTGCAATTGCTTATGCCGGATAACAGATATTCCGGAAGAAATGAAGAAGTAGCATCAATTTCAAGAGGTTTAAAATCGGTTGCAAGAGACTTAAATACACATGTAATAGCACTTTCGCAGATAACAAGGGCTTCCGAAAGCAGAGACACAAAAGAGCCTACCATGGCAGAGTTGAGGGAATCCGGAGCAATCGAACAGGATGCGTCAAACATAATTATGCTGTGGAATCTATCAGACAATGACAAGGGAGCCAAGGGCGTAAAAATCGAGAAGAACAGGCAGGGAATGACAATGCGTGAAGCAATGGAGTTTGATGGAGATCACATGAAGTTTGTTGAAATCGAAAAACCATTCAATGATGTTGTTGCGGAAATTAAAAAGAAAGAACGTGGGGACGGATTCAAGCCATACAATGGCGATTGTCCGTTTTAGAGGTAGCGGCTATGGCAAGTGCAAAGATCGAAAAGGGTTCGGAAGAATGGCAAGTATTTATGGATTATTGGCAATTCATTCAGAAATACTATTCACCGGACAACGCTGATTCTTGGTGGGATGAAGTTGTAAAATCCGGAGAATCATTGATAAACAAATACAAGGGCATGGAGATTGAAGAACGTGCAAGACAGCTTGTATTGAGTCATTTTGCATGGTTGGAAATCACATACAGAAAGGAGAAATCAAAGAAATGAGCAATGCGTTGAGACGGAATAAAAAGCCAACATTTTACACAAAACAGGAAATGCGGATTATCGGGAGAAATGATTTTGAAAAGAGAAATGCTGATAAGGTTATATCAAAATCATACAAAGATTTTGTCGTGATTGGGTACATAATTCTGCATGACAAATTCGGATTCGGACAGACAAGAATCATCCGGTTGCAGGATTTTTTGAAATCCTACTTAGATGAAGCAGCATCCGGTGGAAATACCGGGAAGGACTTGTCTGTTTATCTGAAAAGTAAATACGGAATCGACATAAAAGAAGAAGTAGGAAAAATTCCACAGAGACAGTTAATGAACATGTATGCAAAGAAAGGTTTCTGCATCGAGCGTGAAGCATACAGGCTTTCCAGTGCATCGTTGTTTAACTATTTCGCACTGACACTTACGATTCTGAAAAAGGAGTTTAAGATAACAGCGAAACAGTTGCAATATTTCACGGACAAATTCATCGACTACATTGATACGTTAGCTAATTACAAGCAGTTTCAGTTGGATGTACCGATGATAGCGCAGAGTTTGGCAGATGAGATTAAGTTTATATGTGATTTGGAGGTTTAATATGACGAATAAAGAAAAATACGGAAATGAGATTATAGAACTTGCGACAAACACAGCAGTGTTTGGATTAAAAAATGGAAAGCCTGCAATTTGCGAAGAAATTAAATGTGAAGAGTGTGATTTTTATGAATCAGATTCGTGCAAAGGAAGTACGTATAATTTCCGCGAATGGCTTAATTCAGAATATGTTGAGCCACCTGTTGATTGGACTAAAGTTCCGGTCGATACGCCGATTTTGGTAAGAAATAGCGAAAAAAATTCGTGGGAAAAAAGATATTTTGCAAAATACGAGAACGGAATAGTGTACGCATGGGGATACGGAGCAACATCTTGGAGTGCGCGCGGAAGTGGCGATATAAGCGATTGGAAAATGGCAAAGCTGGCAGAAAGTGAGGGATAGTCATGGAGAGATTAACAAAACGGACAGCGGATGGAATCTTAGTAAAAGAGAATTACGAGAAAAAATCCTTAAAAACCTTGTATTCGTGCTATGGCGAAAAGCCTAATTCATATTATTCCAACTGCGAAGAAGGTTATTGCGCAATGGAGAAGTTAGCGGATTACGAGGATGCAGAGGAGCAGGGATTACTTCTGCGGTTGCCGTGTGGAATTGGCTCAGATGTATATATAATTCCTAGCAAAATCAATTATGAATTAAATATTTTAAGTCTGCACCCGGAGAACAACAAAGTTTATCATCAGAAAGTAGCCTTGATTACTTTTACAGAAAAAGGATGGTACATGGAGTGTGATAAGGATCGAGAATATGCAACAGACCGAATCCTGTCAGAAAAAATGTACAAGGAAACCTGGTTTTTATCAAAAGAGGAAGCCGAAGCCAAGCTGAAAGAAATGAGAGGTGGAGAGAATGGATAAATTTCTTAAAAGCGTAAGCGAGCGAGACTTTGATAGAAGAATATCGGAAGTTGTTGAAATGCTTGAAGAAAAACAACTCTACGGAACTATCAGTTTGATAAAAGATTTGAAATATTACCTTGACTTAGCCACAAAAGAAAAAGCACACACTTGCGACTTCCAGCACAACAGCAATTCAAGAGATAATGAGCATTGTTGTGGATGCGATAGCAAAGTTTCAGAAAATGATGATACAAAAAACAAAGTTACATCTCTGGAAATTATCGTAAGGACGATAGACAACAAGCCATATTACGAAATCAAGTACAAAAAAGTTGGAGAAGATTATTACCATGTAGGTTACAGTTCATTCAATATTGATAATGTATTGAAATGGCGTGATGAGTGTTTTGAACTTGTTGATGTAAAAGTGACCAATGCTGACAGTCGGACTTATGCAGTACATAACTTTGCTGATAAGGAGCATACGGAGCAGTTAAGCATAGCAGAAAGAACTTGTCCTATTTGTCCGGGTGACATCCTCTATGTCCGCGAAACTTGGGGGTATCCAATTGCTTTAAATTCAAATGAACAGTATGTTTTTAGAGCGGACGAAGTAGCAGAAAGTGGCTTTAAAAATGATAGTCATATATGGCACCCATCCATCCATATGCCGAAAGAAGCAGCGCGTATCTGGCTTAAGGTTATGAATGTGAGAGTAGAGCGGCTGCAGGAGATGAAGCCGGTTGATGTGATAAAAGAGGGAGCTTATCCTGATTGTTGGGATTGTCTTAATACATACGGAGAAAGCGGTTCGCAGTGCTGTTATGGGACAGAAGAACAGTGCAGTCAATGTGATGAAGCGATGATGGAATGGGAAAAACTTTGGAACTCCACCATCAAGAAATCCGACCTTGACCGTTACGGCTGGGAAGCCAATCCGTGGGTATGGGTGATTGAATTTGAGATGTGCGAGAAACCGGAAGGAGTGTGAGGTATGAGTAAAAGCAGAGCCAGTAAAATGAACGGCTATCGTAGCATGGTAAGCCGTCAGAAAAATGATGTTTTTAAGTTTAAGCCTAAGAAGAAAAAGAAAGGGTGATTCGAAATGAATTTACTTGAACACTATGTAACAAACATAACTCACGAAGAACCAATCGAAAAGAACGGAATGTTATTTTTCAAGGTTGTATGTGATGTTGATTGCTATGGTAACAAAGAGATTCAGAAAGAAGTTTTGCTTTCAGAAGATGATTATGCAGAAGCTAAAAGTAAGGGCTATTATTTAGCCTAAAAAGAAAGGGTGATGTAGAATGAAGATTTTAAGTAAGAAAAAATATAATCAGTTACTTCAAGAAGTATCTAACAAAGACAATAAAATTTCTGAACTTACTGTAGAAAATGCAATGCTAAAAGAAGAGCTTGAAGATAAAAAGACAAGTTGCAAGGCAAATGTTGGCAAAGAATTTTGTAATATTTGCAAAAATTCTTACAGTTATAGGAAAAATAGTGGGCTTGTTGCCATTAACTATGTAGGTTGCTTGCTTGATGTACCTTGTGAGGATTTTAAGAAAAAAGAAGATAACTAACTAAAAATCAAAGAAAGGAATAGGTTGTGCGCACATAAAACCGAGGTTTCCTTTTGGTAGATTTTATGAATTTTGAAAATTATTCTTGTGATAATCAAATGAGCATATTTGACTTCACAAGAGAACCAATTAGCATAACAAAGCCTATTCGTTTAATAGAACTTTTCGCCGGCTACGGAAGTCAGGCAATGGCACTAAAGAGAATAGGTGCTAAGTTTGAACATTACAGAGTTGTTGAGTTTGATAAGTATGCCATAGCAAGCTATAACGCAGTACATGGTACGGATTTCCCCACAATGGACATAACAAAGGTTCATGCAGAAGATTTGAATATTTGCGGCACAGAAACCTTTACTTACCTACTTACTTACTCGTTTCCTTGCACAGATTTATCAGTTGCCGGGAAACAAGCTGGAATGTCTAAGGGAAGCGGTACGAGAAGCGGTCTGTTGTGGGAAGTTGAGAGAATACTAACAGAAATTAGAGATAGTAACGGAGAATTACCACAGATTTTGTTCATGGAGAACGTTCCACAAGTACATAGCCAGGATAATATGCCCGATTTTATAAAGTGGCTAGACTTTCTCGAAAGTCTGGGTTACACAAATTACTATCAAGATTTAAACGCTAAAAATTATGGTGTAGCACAAAAGCGTGAAAGATGTTTTATGTTTTCGTTCCTGGATGAATGCAATTATAATTTTCCACAGCCTATACAACTTACAAAAAGAATACGTGATTATCAAGAAAAGGTAGTTGATAACAAATTCTATGCAAGTGATAATGCATTGAAAGGATTTGCGGAACACGCAAAAAAGCAGAAAGAGAAAGGAAATTGTTTTCATGCAGTTATTAAAGATGTTGATGACATATCACCTACAATAACAGCCAGATATTGCAAAGATGGTTCTGATTGTCTTATAAAAGTTGCCGGAAGAATACGAAAGCTAACACCGAGAGAGTGTGGACGGCTGATGGGTGTATCTGATGAAGATATTGACAAAATGGCGGAAGTCAACAGTAATACGCAGTTGTATAAGCAATTTGGAAACAGTATTGTTGTAGATGTTATGTGCGCTATGTTTAAAAACTTAAATATCAACCAATAAAATAAGGAGAAGTGGCTTATGAAATTTACAAAATTCATTAAGCCAGAGCTTGAACAGATCAAAGAAAATGCCAATTTCACGGAAGAAGAGGAGAGGATTTTCTCTCTTCTCTGCCGTGGTTTTTCACAAAAGCAAATATCCACAAAAGAAAATCTATCACTAAGAACGATAGAGTACAGAGTGAGAGATATAAAAGATAAAATAGAAAGAACGGGGGTATTTGATTGGATGAAAAAGAACTGTTGAAATATGCCGTTGATAGTGGTATTCTCGACATAGCACTTGTGCAGAAACAAGTCACTATGCAAAAGAGAGAAAAATTACTCAACAAAAACCCTTATAAAATCTATCAAGGAAAGGATGAGAACTGGTACTCATATCTGCCGGACGAAGTTAAAGGCAGACGTAAAATTAAGGCAAAGCGCAGAGAAGCAGTCGAGCAGAAAATCATTGATTATTGGAAAGAGAGAGAGGATGACCCTACGATAGAGGAAATCTTCAACCGTTGGATTTCACAAAAGCTGGAACTTGAAGAAATCAGCAGGGCAACCTACGACAGATACTTAATGGATTTTCAAAGATACTTTGACGGTATCAAGGATAAGAGAATCAAAAGTGTAGACGAATGTGATCTTGAAACGTTCATACGAAACAGCATCCATGACTTCAACATGACTTCCAAGGCATTCTCAAACTTCCGGACGCTGATTTATGGAATCTTTAAATATGCCAAGCGGAAGAAGTATGTCAAGTTTTCCATTACATACACGCTGAAAGACATGGATATATCGCCAAAAGCGTTTAAGCACGTAGTCCGAAAGGCAAAAGACCAAGTATATATGCCGGATGAAAAGGAACGCATGGAGATGTACCTTAGAAATCACTTAGATATCGTAAACCTTGGATTGCTATTTATGTTTAAGACAGGAGTCCGTGTCGGGGAATTGTCGGCATTAAAGCGGAAAGATGTTGAAAACTACACGGTTGCAATCAATTCTACAGAAACACGTTACCGTGATGATGATGGTTTCCATTATGAGGTCAAAGATTTTCCGAAATCAGAAGCCGGATTGCGATTTGCTATCTTGCCGGATAAGTACAAATGGATTCTTGATGAAGTACGAAAGAGAAATCCCTTCGGGGAATATCTATTTGAGAGAGATGGAGAACGGTTGAAATCCTACAACTTTCGTGAACGTTTGCGGTATATCTGCGAACACGAACTGCGAATGAAAGTGAAATCTCCGCACAAAATCCGAAAGACATACGGCAGTATTCTTCTTGACGGAAAAGTGAAAGAGTCCACAATTCTTGATACTATGGGGCATACAGACATTAGTTGCACAAAAGATCATTATTATTTTGATCGTACCGGAATTGAGGAAAAGAGACAGGAACTTGACTTAATCGAAGCATTATGAGTCCCTAGTACTCAAAGGTACTCAAAGAAAAATTGAAAGAATGGCTATTTTAAGTCATTTCAAGGCAATTACTCTAGGGTTCGATTCCCGTACGGACTG